ATGGACTGCTTCGATGCCAGCAACGCCCGCAACACGGCCCTGTGCTACGCGCCTGACGGCTATATCGCCTACGTTGACGACTTGAGTGTCATGCTTCCTGGGTGGTTGGACGCTGTTCTTGAGGCGCAGTCAGTGCATTACGTGGCCTGTGGGGCATACCGGAAGGTGAAGGATCTAGTCGTCAGCGATGGCGAGATACAGAGTTTTACCCATCACACTCCAGGGGAGGACCATAGGCTTTGGCATAAAGCACATCACAATCCATGCCCGTCGAACTGGTTGTATGGATGTTCAGCCGCCATCCCTGTCGAAGCGCTGGAACTTATCAATGGTTGGCCTGAAGACTTTTGCCAGTCACTCAGCTACGAGGACTCAGTAACAGGACAGGCCCTAGCGGCAAATGGATACATCATGCGGTACGATCCAAGGATGATGACCTATGAGTCTGAGGAGCATCATCATGTCGGCACTCCGTTTTTCAGGTGGGACCCTGGAGTCAGCCCGAACGACAAGTCCCATGCACTTCTGGACAAGTGCCGAGGATTGAAGCGATTTCCGAACCATTTCGGTGGAGGCTTCCAGTCCATCCATGAACTTCGGAAGCACGTCCTGTCAGGCGGTGAGTTCCCTGTCCGCACCGAGCCCACCCATGAATGGTTCACTGGGAAGCGTTGGCAGGACATACCATGATCCACGCATACACCATCACCTGTTCCGGGAACGAGGATAGGCTTTCTGCTACCTTGAAGCACATCGAGGATTGCGGACTGATGGCATTGATGTGGTTTCATACTTTCAATGGCATCAACGGCGAGACTGCCGGGCTGGCCTGCACGAACTACCATACACTTTCAGACGGCACACAGTATACGCCCACTGCTAAGCACGTCAGCCTGTGCATCAACCACTGGTTCCTGTGGAAGCAGATTCATTGGAATACAAACCCAAAAATAGTTACTAAAGGTGAATATTCGCTTATCACCGAGGATGATGTCCGGTTCGTTCCTGGATGGTACGATAAGCTGGCCAGTGCGCTTCAGGATGTCCCCAACGACTGGGACCTTCTCTACATCGGTTCCTGCTATGCCAAGTTGAACGGTGCGACCCATGTGAAAGGGGATGTATGGGAGACTCCCAAGCCAAACTGCACCCACGCCTACTTGGTCCGTCACAAGGCCCTTCCTGTCCTGATCGAGAAGTGCCAGCGGATCTACACAAACATCGACTGGCTGATGGTGGAACAGGCCATCCCCCATCTCAGGACCTACTCGATCCTGCCTCGCATAGCCCACCAGTTTGAGATGGAGAACCTACCGGAATGAACCCATTCATCGAAACCCACGGTATCCGCCTGCTCAACGTCCCGCAGGCCCAGTCACTGATCGACGAGGTGATCTCGGGCGACTGCTACCTGATCGACACCATCCCATCCAACTGCCGGGTGCTGGACCTTGGGGCCTGCTACGGCGAGTTCGCCATCTTAGCTGCCAGCCTTGGATTCACAGTCAAGGCCGTGGAGCCGTCCAAGGACAGCCACGCCATCCTCTGCGCGAACGTACAGTCGAACAAGCTGGCTGGAGATGTTCGGGTGGTTCGCGGGGCGGCCAGCGAGAAGAAAGGTCCGCACCAGCACATGTACGACCCAACCCACCCTGCTGGGAGTGGCCAGAACGGAGCGTTCCTTGAGTCCGTCCAAGGCTTCACCATCAACGACCTGACGACTGGCTGGGACCATTGGGCCATCAAGATGGATGTGGAAGGGGACGAGGCTGGGCTGTTTGACTCGGCTGGATCATGGCTGCCGTTCACCGACTGGCTGTCCATGGAGTTCCATAACCACGACGGCGAGCAGTACGCCAAGGTCCTGCGGGAAGACGGGTTCAACGTGCAGATTTTCGGCGGTGGACCCAAGCAGACCAGGACTCCATGGGACCCTTCCATGACGGGTGGAATCGTCCACGCCCAAAGAATTTTGTCGTTTGACCGTTGACAGCATCGTCAAGAGAACCTTTACTCACGTACAGCAAATGAGCCTGTTGATCCAGCCACTTCCCGCAGACCTTGAGGCCCATGTTTTGGCCCACTACAACCTAATCAACGAGGGATGGTGCTGGCCGGAGAAGGCGATCAAGCTGGCTGAGATCGTCTGGTCTGTTCGTCCAAACCTCACTGTCGAGGTGGGTGTATTTGGTGGACGGTCATTCATACCCATGGCGGCAGTGGTGGCCCATCTTGAGAGCGGATCCACTGCTGCCCTTCCGTCCCATGAGGCCCACGGCATTGATCCTTGGCTGGCCACTGCGGCCGTTAAGGACAACGAGGGGACGGAGCATGTGCCGTTCTGGTCCAACCAAGGAATGCTGGATGGGGTGTACAACCGGGCCAGTCAGGCGGTGGAGCGTCTCCAGTCCAGGGTGGTGCGGTTGTTCCGGGAGACCAGCGAGCAGGCTTTCGGACGGTATCCAAAAGGATCCATCGGAGTTCTTTCGCTTGACGGGAACCACGCGGAGCCGCAGGCATTCGCGGACGTACAGCGGTGGTGGCCGAAGCTACAGGTGGGTGGTGTGTTCATCATGGACGACACATCCTGGGCCAGCCAGAAGAAGGCGGTTGACTGGCTGCGGGAGCGGGGAGATGTGGTCTGGCAGTACGATCAGGACGGTAACTCCTGCATCTTCTTCGAGAAGAAGCGGGACTGAGATTTTCTAGGCTGCCGCAGAAGTTCGCTGTGACCGGCGACTATGGCATCCTGAGCGGCCGAAGTGACGAGCGGTCCGACAGCCTGGTTCTTTTACAATTTAAGTGTGGCAGAAATGGTTCAATTCAAGTGATCCACCATTGACTTTGGTTTGAACAGTTCGTAGTAAATTCCTATGACAAATGCAAGGCAGGCCGCCATCAGGTTCGTTGAAAACGGCGGGAAAGTTTCTAGCTGTGGAAATTTTGTATTTGGAATATCTGGAAAGCAACTGAAGAAGATGAACCGTTCTGGGTATTATTTTGTTAATGTTTATCTTCCTTCTACAAGACACAGGCATCGAGTCCATATCCATAAGATAGTTGCATACATGAAGTATGGCTCTGAATACGTTGACTCAATACTTGTCAGGCACTTGGATGGAAATAAGGAGAACAACTCGTTCAGCAACATAGCCATCGGATCTCACAGTGACAATTCAATGGACAGGGATAGGGACAGCAGGAGAAAAAGCGCCCAGATAGGCGGTAAGTCGGCAAGCAGGTACTCTGATGGATTTTGGGAATCCATAAGACTTGAGCACCAAGCTGGTAGCAGCTACAAGTCTCTAAGAAAGAGACATGGGATACCAATATCCACACTCAGCTACCAACTCACGAAAGTTGGAAAGCGTAAAAGATTTATATGCGCCGGAACAGCTTGAAGCTGGTGACACCGGAAGCGGGGCATGTCCTGCTGTACGGGTGCGGTGTTTGAATGCACACCCCGGCGCTCCAATTTCCCACCATCGCATCCGGACTGATCTTCGCATTTGGAGGTGGCCGCTCATGGCGGATGACCTTCTAGCCCGTGTGGGCTGGCGTTGCCGGGTGCGGTGGTGGGATTCAATTTTCAGTAATTCAGGGGCTTGTTCGCCGTGGATGTCGATGTAACCAAATGAACGGTACAAGCAGCGACCTGAGCTGAAAATCGGCAGGAGGCCCGACGTGGCCGGGGAGGTTTTACGCATTTTACTCCCATCGGCCTGGAACTCGGATTGCCCGCGTGCCATTGCTTTCGATGGCGTACCCTGGACTCCTGCCGCTCCTTTCTTCTCCTTGACTGGACGTTCGCACAGGTAAGTATGTGGCCGCCATGGCCGCCAGTCCTGTAAAAGCGGAGGACATTGATCCTCTCAACCCAGCCAACAGCCTCTGTGACGAGATGCTGAAGGCACTCCGTCTCCGTGACCAGATGCGTGAGTTCCTTGACTGGCTCCTCACTGTGGACGGAAACATCGAGGACAACGTGCTGGAGGGAATCGCCGACCGGTTGACCCCGGTTGGGTCCATCCAGATGTGGGCGTCCCAGTCCATGCCGTCAACCAAGTGGCTGCTGTGCAACGGGCAAGCCGTCAGCCGTACCACCTACGCTTCCCTGTTCCTGCGGATCGGAACGGTGTTCGGGGCAGGCAACGGGTCCACCACCTTCCAGCTCCCCAACTTCACCGACCGTTCACCCATCGGTGCTGGTGCCCAGTACACCGCAGGACTTGAAGTTGGAGCTTCCACTGTGGCCCTGACTGAGGCGAACGTGCCACTCAAGGAGCACTACCACGGCACCGGACGACGGGCTGGTGGCAGTGCCATTGACGACGCCAACAACGACTTTGAAATCATCATGCGGACGTGGACGAAGGATGGGGCCTACCACTACAACTCCCTTCAAGGTGACGGGTCATTGAGTGGCAACGGCAACTTCAACAACACCGGAAACTCGGCCACCACCGGCCCCATCGCGGACACTGTCGGCACCAACCAAGGAACAGCCCACACCAACATCCAGCCTTCCTTGGGCATCTACTTCATCATCAAGGCCCTTTGAAGCCCTGCAAGGACATCACTATCGAGCCGTTGGCAGGTGGCCTTGATCTGAGGTCCGAAAGCGGGTCTGTGGATCCAGGCAACTACCGACTCATCCTCAACATGAGCGGAGACCGGGCTGAGTCCTGGTGCCGGATGAATGGCTGGTCCAGGTACGGTTGGGACAACGATTGTGTCAACAATCTGGATCTCCATGACCAGATGATCGACGGGTCCGGGTTCTATTCGCAGCCGTACGACTACACCTCAGGGGCTCGCTCAAACGTACTTGGGACAATCTATTCCCTGTGGTATGTGGCTGGCGCCTATGGTTACGGTCCTCTGCTTGAGGTGTCCACCCTAGTCCCGTCCGAGACCACCGAGTATTGCTACCCTGGCCTGTACTACCTTGGTGGACAATGCCATGAGGCTCCCACACTACTTGAATCAGTCACTTCCACCACCGGAAAGCGCCGGCTGGTAGCAGCCACCAAGTCCCGCATCTACGCCGGGGACGACAAGGGTGGGAACTGGACCATCTTGGCTGACGGTTTGGGTGGCCCCACCACGGCGGAGGACTGCATCTGCTCTACCAAGCGGTTCCGTATGGCCCAGCTTGGCAACACGGTGCTGTTCACAAATGGAATCGACCCGGTGATGGCCTGGGAGATTGGGATGGCCCCGTCCGGCTGCTACTACTGGACGGCTGATTTCGTCACCGAACTCCAGGGAATCGGTGTCACCAACGCCAAGGTGATTGCTACCTGGGGCGGGTTTGTGTTCGCCGGAAACGTGCTGGATTCCGGATCCATACGTCCTTCACGGTTGTACTGGAGCGACTACAATGACCCGTACTCATGGGTTCCGGATGCCGAGTCCTTGGCCGGATACCATGACTTCGGACTGGGTGAGAAGATACAGGCCATGCACCCCATTGGTGGGAGGCTGCTGGTCTACACCGACAAGGCCATCTACGAGGTGGTCCAGTCCACATCCACCGAGCTGGTGTTCGCGGTCAACGAGATGTACCGGGGACCGGCCATACCAAAGTTCCCGTACGCCATCATCAACACCGGCACTACCCATGTGTGGCTTGGGGATGATGACATGTGGACCATGAACGACTTTGACCGTTCACCCCAGCGTGTCCAGTGGATGCGTGGGGCCAGTGCGGCCATCTACAAGGGTATCAAGTCCGAGTATCTGACCGATCTTCCTGACGGAATCCTGTCCGCCTACTCCCCGATCAACAAGGCGAAGTGCGACTTGGCCAGCGGATGGTGGAACCCATTGGACCAGTCACTGTGGTTCAGTTGGCCCACCGGTTCGTCTGTCTGCCCAAACCTGACATTGGTTATCTGGACCCAGACCGGCAAGGCCAGCCTGGTTGACCATGGCATCCTGGCCGCCACTGTCCATCGTCCCGACACGTCCCCAACGCTCAGGGATTTCCTTGGGGACTACGGGCTGTGCGACCCTTCTACTCTCCGTTCCACAAAGGAGGGTGATCCATGCCCTGTGGACTTCACTCCAGTTAGCTACACTGGTCTTGTAAACTCCACGGAGAATTTTTCACTAGGAGTGAAACAGGGATCATTGTTGTCGAATTTCTGCAACATGAGTCTGGATGAACTTTGCCGGGCTTGTGAGGCTGGTGAACGGTGGCTGTTTGTCAGCGCATCAGACAAGGCTATCAAGGAGTTCACAAAGGCAAACTATTCGCGCCAGCAGTTGAGCACTTCCGAGGATGTCACATTCCCGGCAGTGGGTGAGGCTACATACACTGCATCGTCCTACCCGTCTCTGATCCAGACGGATGGCATGAACTTCAAGTCGTCCACTGAGAAGCGGGTACAGGCCATGAGCGTGGAGTTCACCGCCGAGGACCAGACGGTCCCAGGGGTTCTCTATGCAGCGGTTGGGGCGGGTTCACAGCCAAGCTGTCTGGACTGGGAAACTGCTGATGGAGTGGATCTTGAATGTCTTGATGCGCCTACCGACAGCCAGACACGTGCCACCAAGATACCTCGCTACGCTTTCTGGGTGGACGGTGTGAACATCGCCTGGAGAATCTGGACCAACGGTACTGGTAATGCGTTCTGTCTGAGTGGTGTCACACTGAAGATGCAGGGTGCTACCAAGTGCTGGTGAAATACATGGACAAATATGGCAGCCAACCCCAGTTTTAGCAGGGCCAGTGCAGAACGGTCCACGGCGGACGAGTTCCAGTTCAGCGAGTTCCCGGAGATCCCGGTGAGCATGTTGAACAGGTTTCCGGAACTGCGGCCGTGGGAAGCCAGTGTGAAGGTTTGGAATGAGCAGAACTCTCGCCGGCTCCGTGACGCATTGACCGCATTGAAAGGACGTTGACCTATGGCATTTCAGGATCCAATCGCCGGCATCGTTGGCATGTTCGGGGACACCAAATACGAGACGCTGTACAACGACAATGAGGCGTTGCGTCCAGCCTTGGTGGATTCTGTCCGCCAGCTTGGCATCGACCGTAATGCCGACCAGCGCACGGTGGACCAGATCCAGGGTGAGGTGGCCAATGCCCAGGATCTGTACCGGCAGATCACCCCGGAGGACCTGTCTGTCCTGGGCCAAATTGCCCGGAACTCTGCTGTCAATCCGCTGGACAACTTCGATGCCCTGTCCTCACGCTACTCCAATCTCGCCAACAGCTTCGCCGACCGCATGGCTGGTGCTGGGCTGGGTGCGGTGGACAAGCTAAACCTGAGCCGCACTGGGTTTGGTGGGCGCGGCGGTGGTGGCCGGTCCCGGTTTGAGACCATTCTTTCCACCAACCGTTCCAATCAGGCGGCACTGCCCCTGTTCCAGACAGCCCTGTCCTCGATCTCTCCGGCCACCTCGGCCCTGAGCAATTCGACGGCACAGCAGGCCAACACCGCCATGCAGGCCATCGCGGCCCGTGGCAACCTTCCTCTCCGTGGGGTGGGTCTTTCGTTCCTGCCCATGCAGGCGCGGGGCGAGGCGGCTCAACGGAATGCCGCACTGCTTGGTTCCCTGACAAACACCAACCAGGCCAACATCATGGGCTACAAGGCCCACGACAACTGGGCCAAGAAGCTGTCCGACTACGGCAACCAGCAGGCTGGTCAGATCATGGACCTGGCGAAGACGGCGGCCTCGATGTACTTCGGTGGCGGTCTAGGTGGTGCGGCCGGTGCTCTCGGGGGCGGTGGAGGTGGAGGTGGAGGCGGGTTCTCCCAAATCTTCGGTCTCCTCAACCAAGGTCAGGGCCAGGGTGGTCAGGGCCAGGTCAGCAACAATGTGTACAACCCGCAGTTCGGAAGCTATCAGCAGAGCCCGTACGCCATCGGTAATCCCGGGACTGTCAGCTATGGCGGTGGTTCCCAGCCGTTGATTCCTCCTCGCCAGAACAATCCCTACGCCATTGGCGGAAACTTCGGTGTCTCCTACGGAGGATAATTTCATGCCATCCAGCACCCTATTCACCAATCCTGTGGTGGCCCAGCAGCAGATGGCTGCCGACCAGTACGCTCTCCAGTCCCGTGCCCAGGAGCAGGCGGACCGTGACGCCTTGCTGTCCAACATCCGGGAACTCCAGAAGATCCAGTCTGGTGAACGGGTGGCCAACAACCAGGTTGGTGCCCAGCGTTACCAGACGGAAGCCTACCGGGACGTGGCCACCGGTCAGAACCAGATCGGCCGGGACCGTCTGACCAGCGAGGCTGCCATGGCCAAGGACAAGCTGGATCTGGACCGCCAAATTGCAGAGAACCAGAAGGTATTCAACAATGCCAACCTGGCCACCCAGGAGCGGATCGCCCAGATCAACGCGAACCGGTCGCTGATGCGTCCACAGGACATTGTTGAGGTAGGGAGGCTGGTCACCGACCACAACGTCCAGGCCGACGACTTCAACTCCAAGGCCCAGAACGCCGTGGCCATCATCCAGTCCCTGGCTGGTGACCTTGGAAAGCAGAAGGCAAACACTGGTCTCTACACCCGCCAATCTGTCCTTGATGCAGCCGGCACTGCTGGCAAGACCAACATCGACCTGATCCGCACCATCATCGGTTCCCATCCTGAACTTGTGGACTATGTGGACATCTCCGGTACTGAGATCAAGCCGCGTGTCATGTCCAAGGTGGAGGCGAAGAACGGGATGCTTGTCCCCATCACTCCCACCTTCACAAAGCCTACTGTGACCCCGGCCGCTGAGTCCATGACAGGAATGGATGGTGGCGTGGCCATGCCTGAGTCCAACCTGGCGAGGATCAGGGCCATCGCCAATGGTGCTGGTGCTGTCACGCCAATCCAGGCTGGCCAGACAAATGGATATTCGCTTCCGAAGTACAAGGGCTACGGAATCAACGTCCGCAACTGACTCACATTCCACTTGAACCGGCAGTGAGATGAGTGGCACTTTGGACTGGCCAAAAGGCTGTCCATGCCCATCTACACTGTTACCGAGGATTCCACTGGCCGGTCCATTGACTTCGACGGGGAGTCCCCTCCTGACCAGTCCACGGTGGACCAGGCGTTCCGTAACTACGACGCCTTCAAGATCGCACAAGCCGGTCCCCGTGGAAGTCGTGAACGCCGTGTAGCCTCCGCCCAGGTCACCGCCCAGAACTCCCAGGATGCCTTTGCCAAGGAGTCTGGCGGTTCCACTTCTTCTCCTTTCACTTCAGCCATAGCCTCCCTTGGTGCTGGTGCGTCTGAAGGTGGATCAAAGATCATCAAGAGCATTGGTCGGTTTGCCTCCTATCTTCCTGAGTCCATGGGAGCAGGCATCGCGGACAGTCCTGTCCCGGCCGATCAGATGACGGCTGCCGCCATCCTTGAGCGCAGCGACAACAACCCGCTCGTTCAAGCTGGCCAGTCATTGGAAGATCAAGGAAAGGCGACCTATCCAGTCAACCCGAAGTATCCATGGGCCAACCTTCCTGGATCAGCCATCGCTTCAGGTCTTTCCGTGGTGGCTGCTGGGCCACTGGCAGTGCCGGCCTATGCCGCCCAGTCGTTCGAGTCTGGACTTCAGGACAGCAGGGACGCAGGGGCCACACCTGAGCAAGCCATCCAGCAGGGTGCTGTTGAAGCCCTGACTGGTGCGGCCACCGAGGCTTCACTGGGTCTCGTCCCGTTCCTCCATGAGGCAGCCAAGGGGGTCACCCGTGGCTTCCTGAAGCCCACCGCAAAGGCTATCGTTGGCGAGGCCATCCAGGAGCCCACTGAAGGCATCCTCAACCGGTTGTCTGCGAAGTACCTCACCCAGACCCAGCCCGGGATCGACCCGTTCGACCCGCAGACCATCGCCATGGAAGCAGCGGGTGGTGCCATCGGAGCCGGCGCCATCTCAGGCGGATTCACTGGGGCCAACCAGTACCAGCGTGGACAGAGGTTGGCGCAAATCAGGCAGTACCGCGCAGATCCTCTGGCCCAGCTTGCCAACCAGGTCGAGAACGGACCCATGGGGTCTTCTCCCCAGTACCAGCTTGAGCAGCAGCTTCGCCAGATGCCCCGTGCGGAAGCTCCTCGCGGCATCCTGAACCTCCAGCCCAACTTCCCCATCGCCGGTCCTTCCCAGGACGAGACGGCTTCAGGGATTGGGCAGATCCAGGACCAGTCCGTCCAGACCCCGTTCGACCAGTTACGCAACCGGGCTATCCGTGCCCAGCGACGGGCTAATGTGGAGCAGGGCCTTACCATGGAACAGCCGTCTCAACCGGTTGAACAGCCTGTCCAGCAGGTGGGCCAGTACCCGGCTGAAGGGTTTGGTACGGGCGCCATCGTCTCACCAGAGGAACAGGCCCGCCGTGATGCAGTCCGAGCCAGGGTGGAACAGGCCAATGCCCAGCAGGCTGAACAGGCCCGCGCTGAGGCTCTACGCCAGCAGAACCTTCAGGCCCAAGCCCTGGTCGTGGCAGCCCGTCAAGCCGAAGCGGAACGGCAGGCCGAGGTGCTGGCACGGTACGAGCGGATGAAGGCTCGCCCCATCTCCACCCCGTTCCTGGATGCCCAGCTTCCACAGCCAGTCCAAGCCCCGCTCGTACAGACCGACCAAGGATTGACCGAGGTTGTCCAGCCTGAAGGCCAGACTCCGATGGACGATCTGATAGCCAGGCTGCGTGCTGTCCGTGCCCAGACTCCAGCCACCGCTAGTGGTGGATTTACTCCTGGAGGAGCACTCCAAGCTGTAGGTGGAATCACGGCTGACTTTGGAGGGCTGAAGATGTCTGTTATTCCAAGCCCTGATGATCCGTCCATTGGGTTTGTAACCGGGCTTTCTGGAAGTGGAGTCGCTGGGAAGCTTAACGAGATCAAAGCAGCCCTAAACAATGCAGGGTTCAGGGACATCCAGTATCGTCCAGACAATGAGGACGGCCGGTCTGCTGCGAGGGTTCGCCTGTTTGAGTCCCTGAAGGCTAAGATAGCATCTCAATCCATCACACCTTCCAATGAAAACCAAGTCCCTCAAGCAGGTTCGCTACCTAATGTCAAAGGTCAGCCCTCTCAAACCAGCGCAGAAGTCCAAGCTACGCCGGGAACTGCACAGCAAAAAGGTGCGAATCCGGAAGTAGCGGAGCCGGTGTATCCGGTTGGTTTCAAGCCGTTCATTGACGAGAATGGAATTGTTGTTGAGCGGTGGAGGCCAAGCCGGTTTGACCTGAACAACCCTCCTGCTGGAGTGGACGTTGGCATCGCTGACTTCTATTCGCGTGGTGGCGGCAGCTACATGTGGCGGGCTGTTGGTGATGGTGAGTTGGTGAAGCTGCTTTCCAGATCCAAGACATACGGTGGCGGCGTGTCTGGTCGTGGGAACTACCTTGCCGCATATCCTGAGAAGGCTGCCAAGTGGGATCCTGAACAGCAGAGCAAGTACCTGATCGAGTTTGCTGGAGCAAAGCCCTCAGGAGAGACATCAAAGAACAAGCTTACACTGGACAATGTAACCCGTATCCTTGTTCGTGAGAATGGACAGTGGCGTGCATTGACGGATCAGGAGCGTCAGGAGTTGGTATACCAAAAGCCACCCACCCCTTCCGGTGTCCGTCTCCGAAAGGAACCCATTTCCCGCAGTAACCCTGCGGCGGCCCAAAGACTCGCTACCTTGGGGCAGGCTGCTCCCTCTTCGGAGGGGGCGGCTTCTTCTGCTTTCGGTGTACGCAGCTACGGTGGAACCACCATCACCCGTGAACAGGTGGCATCCCATAATCAGGAGGTAGAGAAGCGTGCTGCTGCCGGTGATCCCACAGCTATCCGTGTCCAGAAGCTGATCGCATCCGTGGACACCGACCAGGGTGTGGGCCGTTTTGCTGGGTATGCCACATTGCCTGATTCCGGGAAGAACAAGGCGCTGGCCTACTACTCCACCTCGCTCTATCGCCAGATTGGAAAGTGGCTGGATGGAGGGGAGTTCAAGTTCCAACCGCTGGCAGTCAGCCGGTCGGCCACTAGTTCTTCCGGGAAGACCCAAGCTGTCCAGATGGAGGCCAAGACGGTGGGCGAGACCCCGCTTGGCGAGGACACGGCCGAGACCAACCTGACCCGTTCATCGGAACCCATAGTCCAACAGGTCCCACTGGCCAAGCCGGTCAAGCTCCAGGAGGAATCGGTCAAGACCATCCTCGATCTCCAGCGTGAGCTGGGTGTCAGTTCCGAGTCACTGGTCCGGATCATCCATGCTTTCCAAGACCAGAACACCAGCGACTTGGACGACCAGGAACTGGCTGCACTGGAAGCTGCCACGCCCACACTGAACAAGCTTAGGAACGTCCAATACTCGGTGGCTGGAGAGGCTGCACCGTTCTACTCCCGACTTGTCCGTACTGTTGAGCAGTCACAGCAGGGCAAGGCCACCGGCGCTCAATGGAAGGCGCTCATTAAGAACAGTAAGCTTGGCACGAACAGCGACGAGTTCGCCTTGGTCGGCGTGAACGACCTTGAGGACGGCAAGACCTACACCAAGGCGGAGGTTCTGGAGTACCTGAATGCCAACCAGGTGGCGGTGAAGGATGTGACGTTGGGTGAAGGGCTGTCTGGCGATGCCCAAAAGCGTTTTGAAGAAATCCAACTGCGCTATCGGATTCTCACGGACGAGATGGCTGGCAACCGTTTCCAGCGTGAAAACAGGGAAATAACCTTGGAGGAGTCTCGGAGAAATGCCAGCAGGCTAAGTGCTGAAAGGAGCAATCTGGATGACGAAATGAACGCCATTAACAGGCAGCGTTCTGAAACCCACTTCTCCTCCTACCAACTGCCCGGTGGTAAGGAAGGATCGTACAGGGAAGTGTTGCTGACGGTTCCTGGTTCAAATACGAGTGGTAAATCTGGAGCTGAACTTGAGGATTGGAAGCGACAGGCAGCAATCAAGTATGGGCCAAACTGGAATCGCCAAGACCTGACTTGGTTTGAGCGCCAAAAGCTTGATGAGTTCACTATTCCAACAAGTTGGGTGGACGGACACAGCCAATACTCCTCCATAACCAATCCCATCGTCCGTCTCCGCTTCAACGAGCGCACGACCGCTGACGGGAAGCGGATGCTTTTCCTTGAGGAAGTCCAAGCCCCACAAAAGGCCCAGTTCGAGAAGATGCCTGCCCTGTTCCAGAAGAACTGGCGGGAGATCGCGTTCAAATGGGCACTCCGTCATGCGGCGGATAACGGGTTCGACAGCGTGGGCTGGACCACTGGGGAACAGCAGGCGGAGCGGTATGACTTGAGCCAACAGGTGAAACGGATTGAATGGAACTCAGTTCGTGAACGCCCTGGTCAGGTTCTTCTGACTGTGTTCAACACCAACGATTCTCGGGTGATGAACGAGTGGATGCCTGTCGAGAAGGTGGAGTCCGTTGTCGGAAAGGAAATAGCCGCCAAGATTCTCAACGAACCAAACGGCACACTTCAAGGAGACGGCCTGAAGATCGGCGGAGAAGGCTTGAAGAAGCTGTACGACTCCGACTTCCGCAACGTCGTGAACGGCCTGCCGGCTGTGAAGAAGAGCGGGCAGAAGGTGGGGATGGCGGAAATCAACAAGCCGGGTGGAATCGGTCAGTGGCGCTACGAAGGACCGTTGTTGCTGCCTGAAGAAGTCCGCGCCATCGCACGCAAACAAGACGTGCGTGTGGAGCAGCAGTTGAACGACATCGCCAATAGCGTTCTAAATGGAACGGATCTTCACGATGCCGTGGAGCAGCTAGGCTCCGCCTCGGCAGCACGGGCGCTTGGTGGAACTTTGGTGCCGGTGGACAAGACGCTTCCGATCCACGCCATCGCCATCACCCCAGCCATCCGCGACTCCGTGATGGGCGGGCAGGCTTTGTTCTCTGTTGGAAGTTCCCTGTCCACCCTAATCAGGGAACCGCTTGGACTGGAGCGTACCCAGGAAGCGGTGAACCAGTGGAAGGCTGTCCATGGAGGACAGGACATAGCCATCCGTGTGGTGGACGATCCCAACCTGAAGACCCCTGACGGCCGGACTGTGGCTGCACAGGTCGAGATGGTCCCGGGTGGTGTGCCCATCATCACCATCAACGCCTCCCAAGTGGGATCGGCTGCGGAAGTCCATGAGAAGATTTGGCATGAGCTGTTCCACCCGGTCTGGAACGATCCGTCTGTCCAGCAGGCTTGGGGTGAGGTGATGCAGTCTGTGGACCAGCGGATGGTTGAGGGCCAGTTGGCCCGTGGCTACTCGCCGGAGGAGGCAGCCATGGAAGCAGCCATCGACTTGGCTGCCATGAAGGCTGGTGACAAGAAGGTCCGGTCGGCCTGGAAGCGGTTCCTGGACAAGGTGTGGAATGCCATGAAGAAGGCGTTTGGGTTCGAGGTCCGGCCGAACAACTTCGAGGCCCTGATGATCTCTGCCCTGCGCCAGGCCAGCCGGCCGTGGAATGGCCAGCAGCAGAACCAGTACAACCAGGATGTGGCCGCACTGGACAAGGCCCACTTGGAAGCTGTGGCCCGTGGTGACATGGCTACGGCACAGAGGCTGGTGGACGAGGCGGCGAAGAGGGCCGGGTACTCCACTGCAAAGCCTGGCAATAATGCCTCCAAGCGGAACAGCCTTCGGGTAAAGCTGTCCCGTCAGGCATTGACGGATCTCGCGCTATCACAGGCCAACTGGAGGGATTGGTACAAGGAACATCAGGATACGCTAAATGCCTTCTTTGGAAGCGACGCTGGTTTGTTCCAGAAGATCCTGGCCATCACATCTCAGGCGGCTTCAGTGAAGGCGAATGTCGGCCTGGCCTTGAAGGCTTTCGCGCAGTTCAAGCAGGGGCTGGCTTTTGATGGATACCTTCCTGCCGTAATCGGAAATCTCAATGCACTTCGTGCCGAGACACAGATTCAGGGAAGGAAGATCGGAGCCTACACTTCAGCCAACGAGGGTCAGACCGATGCAGTTGTCGTGGATCGGCATATTGCACGGATGCTTTTCGGGGTTGATACCCCCTCTGCCGCACAGTTTGCAAAGGCGGCCCGCGTGCTTACCGAGATAGCCAATGAAATCGGGTGGGAACCGCGTCAGGTCCAAGCTGCTCTTTGGGCGGCATCAATCGTAAAGTCGGGAAAACAACCTCAATCTTATGGACAATACCTCAAGCAGCTCAATTCAAACGGAACCCTCGCGGAACGAATTGGACATGTTGTTGATAGAAGCTCAGAGATCTATGGAATTGGCGGAAGCGGGGTCGCTGATTCTGGAGGAATCTCAACAGAGACTGAAGGATCCAAGTCGGCCGACCCAGTAACCTACGACGACGCCGGCAAGGTGGTGCTCCTGTCCCAGCGGTTCAACCCGCAGAACAAGGACATCCGCTACTCGGTGGCCAACAACCTGTACGTCACCAGCCCGACCAAGTTCAACACCATCGCTGCCAATGGACAGACCGAGGCTGTGGCAGCCCAGGGTCAGGTATCCTCGGCCATCGTTCCGGAATCTACTCTCAAGGTGGTCTCCGATCTGGAGGCCAAGCAGGACCGTAACCCAGTCGAGAACGCCACCCTCAAGGCCCTGAAGGGTGTGAGCAACATCGCCCAAGTGGCTGCTGCGGCGGACCAGCTTCGTGCCAATGTGGATGGGATGCCCTCCTACACGACCATCAACCAGCTACCGGAGGAGTTCAAGAGTGTGGGCGCCCAGTCGGTGATGGCCACCCACTTCTACCTGAACCAGTTCCGCAAATCCATCCGCACCCAGATGGAGCGGGCCTCCAACGATGTAGCCACGTTGTCCCAGGAACTGGCTGACCTGACGCCGGACCGGTTGCTGGCCACGCTCACCTCCCATGAGGCGGACGAGATGCTGGTCAACCTCCAGAAGTTCCTGGATGTGGAGCAGGGCAAGCTGGGCACGTCCACTGCATCCCGTACCCGCGAGGAACTGGACAAGGCTTCCGCTGCCATCGTTGGGATGCGGCGAAAGATCGAGGCAATCTCCGCAGGGTTGCAGGCCATGGCCAAGGAGATGCCCCTGGCCGACTTCGACAGCCCGGCCGCCGTGAAGGCTTGGCTGGAGTCGCGCATGGCCGACAAGAACCTTCCCCTGTTGATGGGGCAGGACGTGTTCCAGACCATCCGTGTGGCCCTCAACAAGGACTCCACCCTGCACAACCGCCTCTCCATGGTGCGGGGACTCATGGCCGACACCCAGGCAGCCAAGAAGGAGCTGGAAGGGTTGGCCAAGCAGCTTGGATCCGGCAAGCCCGCTGTGGTCTTGAAGCGGATCATCGAGATGAAGGGTGATGCCCGGGCTGTCCTTGATAACGTTCGCCGGTTGGACCTTCGTCTTGACCGGGCCATGAACAAGATCGAGGGGTTGACCGAAGCTGGAAACGTGATGGACCAGATGCAGGTCGATCCGTCCTACCAGGAACGGGTCAAGTCCGCTTTCGACTACGCCGGGTTCAAGTATTCCGGGGTGATCCGGTTTGACGACCAACCCTCCGGAAACCAGACGCTTCGTGCCCCGGACGGGACGGAGTACCGTATCAACTTCTCTCCCGATTTTGCTGTCGAACGGCAGAACCTGGACACCCTTGGGAAGTGGATGGAGAAGACGTTGGATGCACTTACCAATCCGGAGAGCCCACAGTACATCACCGACCCGGCCACCCGTACGTCCTACGCCAACACCATGGCGTTCGTCAGCCGGTTCTTGATGGACAAGCGGGGCTTGGTCGAGTCGGCCTGGGCAGATGCCGGGTCGGTCCAGACCATGAACGCCATCCTAGGTGCGCCTGAGAAGCTGGTGCAGTTGAAGTTCCTCCTCGGGGACCATCTGAACACGCGGTTCAACCTGTACCGCAATCTCGCCGGTCGGGCTGGGCTGGATCTGGTCAACCGTTCCCGTGCCATCGACCGGTTCATGGCCGAGGTGAAGAACATCCTCGATGCCACCCGTACCCAGAATGCTGCTGCACGGCGGAAGGCCATCCTGTCCCACGGTCTCAACCCGGATGACCCGGCCGACTACGAGCTGTGGAATAGTACGGTCAACTCCTGGATCCTGAGCCAGAACCAGAACCCTGGGTCCCGTCCTGTGCAGGAAGGGGTGCATGTGGGGATGGGGCTTGAGGTCACCAAGGAGGACATCGCCTTCGCCGGTCTCCAGCACAAGTTCTCCAGGGCCATCTCGGAAGCCTACTCCGGGATCATTGGAGAGGACATGGTGCAGGACCCGAATGCCCCGGGCTACAACCCGGAGGAGACCCTGTTTGGACAGGTGTTCTCGCGCAAGGCCATGCAGTTTGGGTTTGCCACCGGCCGCAAGTTCTCCCATGCCGGCCGGGAGTACACCAAGCTCTGGATGGATGCCCGGTCCAAGGATCTCGCCGAGTACAAGGCTAGCGTGGCTGCTGCCCCAGAAGGGACTGAAGTCCCCATGGTGTACACCGAGCGGAAGAAGGTGGCCGAGGAATCCATGGAGGGCCATGTGTACGCCCATATCCGTGAGAGCAACCCGGAGTACACGTCCACCGCAGACAAGGGCCTCAGGGAAGCCTACCGGGATGTGGCTAATGCCATCCGTAGCGGCGCAGACTTCCGTTCCATCACCGACCTGTCAATGGCTCTCGCCGAGGCGATGACCACGGACGAGAAAGATGTGGGTGCCTTTGAAGCGGAGCAGTCCTTGATGAAGGCGCTGGACCGGGATGTGGTGAACTACAACATGGCCGCCGAGGTGGTGGGTTCAACCTCTCCCAACGAGACTGTAACCGACCTTCCTCCTGCCCTCCGGTCCATCAAGACGGCCAAGGGTGCGCTGGTTAAGGCGCGTGGCAAGATGGTGGCCCCGTCCTTCTTCTACGACTACTCGATTGGCACCGACCTGGACCGGTCCTCGATGGTGCAGATGGGCAAGCAGGCCCTGATGATCTCCGAGGTAAACGCCGCACGTAACATGGTGGCTGCCATGCGGGACAAGCTGGATGGGCACGAGCGCCAGATCGACAAGAACGCCAAGGTGATAGGGCGGAACGGTAAGCCTGTCGGTCGAGGCAGGGCCATCGCTGAACTGGATGCGGAACTGAAGAAGAAGTTCAGGGAAGGCGCCGAGTTCATCACCTACAAAATGCTGAAGAAGCACATCGCCGCACTGGAGACAGCCATTGGTGACCGCGAGAAGTCCATGGTGCGGGAGCGGGTTACCGAGGAGGAATCCTTCAAGGTGTCCATGGTGAATGCCTTGGGTGGTGGTGTCATCTCGTCCATCCTGTCCGCCCCGGCCCCCATGATTAACAACATGCTTGCCGTGGTGACCGATCCTGTCCGTATCGGAATGATGGTGGGAGGGCCGTTGACCGCCATCAACTGGGCTGGACGAGGGGCCATGAGTGCCCTCAAGTACAGCTTCCAGAAGCTGGTGAACGGTGTGGTCGATGCCACGGGTGTTGTCCTGAGCAGGGATGCCAAGGCCAAGCTTGCTGAGATGGCCTCGTTCATCACCGGGTCGATGCTGGATACCCGGTCCAATCTTGAACGGTCTGGAACCATCGACGCCCCGGAGTCGTTCACGTCAATCTGGTCCAGGTACAAGAACAACCCCGCTGCGTTTGGCAGGGCCACAAGGGCGCGTGAGACCGAGTTCTCAAAGAACTTCTCGCGGGTAATGACTTCACCCTTGTTCGCCTACGGGTTCCTGCCCGCCATGGGTGAGTGGCTGAAGCAGAAGGCCCCAGGGTCCGGTGACCGTATGGTCAACTACGTCAACGCGAAGATGGGGACACTTATGGCCAACCGTTACGCGCCATACCTGTGGAACTGGGTGAACGAGCAGGACGGCACCACTGTTGAGGAGAAGATCCGGTCCGCCATGGAAGCTGGGGCTCTCCGTGGATCGGACCTTGGTGTCTCCGACGAGGCCATGGCCAACATCCGTGACATCCTTGGACCCGCTGGATCGCTGGAGAAGCTGGCCTTGGACTACTACCGTGCCAACCCGAATGGTGCGAAGGGTCCGCTCCTGAACCAGTCCCAGCGGGAAGGGGTTGAGTTCGAGATCGCTGCCATCACCAACAAGGAGACCGACTCCACCCGTCCTGACATCACCAAGGGCGGGGCTGGGATGGAGAACACCTTCCGACGGATGCTGTATCTCTTTGCCCGTTACATCCTCCAGCACATGGGGGTGAACAAGCGGGTGTTCGGGATCAAGGGCGGGGATGGTGGTGGGCTGGGCAAGGACCTGAAGAAGGGGCTGGGCTATCTGTTCGTGCTGGCCATGACCCTGTTGGCCGGTTCTCTGGCCCTGCCCATCAAGCAGCTTGCCCGTACATTGCTCCAGCGGGAACCGCTTACATCGCCCACCATCGTACAGGCGTTCGATTCTCCTGAGATGGCCGGGAAGTACCTGGCCAGTGCGGCCATGGGCGTGCTGCCGGTGGGTGCGGCTGCGGTCGGGATGGCTTTGACCGGGAATGGGGTGAATGGACCCATCACAGCAAACTTCTTCGACAGCAACCCGATTGCTGGTGCTGCCAACAACCTGATCCAGGCGGCCACCTCGGCCTACCAGACCAAGGACATCACCTACCCTGCACTGGACCTGGCCCGGAAGACGTTCTGGTTCAGCCAGCCCCTCATCAACGCTGCTATGCCGGGAGACACCATGGCCCGTGAGGCGAATAGGGCTGTCCGTACTGCGGCCACCGGGCTTGAAATCCGTCCTCAAAGTGGTGGTGGTATGGGACGGTCCACGCCGGTTACACCGTTTGTCAGGGATGCAGTGGCGGCCACCTACGAGGGCAACGCTGAAGCCTTTGCTGCCGCCAAGCAGAAGGCCATCGACTACTACGTGAGCCAGGGCAAGACGGCCAAGGAGGCTGAGGCCCGGTTCAACTCGTCGGTCAGTGGGCGTGACCCGTTCAGGAGCGTGTTCGGAAGGACTCCCACCGCAGACGAGACGGCCACCGTCCAGCGCCGGCTTACTTCCGGTCAAGCGGAGACGCTTTCCAAGGCCAACTTCTCCCGTCCAGCCAGGCTCAGGAAGACCAAGGGAAGTGTCAGCCTGCGGAAGAGGAGGAAGTCGAAGGGGTACACCGGGCTTCGGAAGCCTTCTTCACGGCGCGTGCGATTGCGGCGCGTTGCCTATTCCTGACGGACGGATGGGATAGATGGGCGAACGGCTCCTGTCCCCCCATGGACCGCTTGACGTACTTCCGGATGGCCGCCCAGTCCGAGAAGGTGAACCCGCAGCCTTTCAGGAACTGGTCCACCACACCCACCTCCACAGTGGCCCATGAGGTGAGGGTGGCCATGTACTGGACGTACCCCTTGGCCAGACCGGACCGTTCAGCTATTGAGTCAAGCGTGGCAGGGATGCGCTTCCTCCCAGGCTCCCGGGCCACCATACGGATCACGCATGGAGGGAACTCGTCTAGGGTGGAGAGGAGGGATGGGGTTTTCACCCCACCACCCCCATCCTGACAGCCAGCTTGGCCGTCAACTCAAGGTCGTTCTCAAGGTATGCCAGGGCCTGCTTCTGATCGGTCTGGTACAGGTCCCAGAAGAATGCGCCGGACCCGTTCTTCTGGCCCAACCCCAGCGACTTGCTGACCGCATCCAGGTTGTACCCAGCGAAGTCCCGCCCCATCACCAGCTCTGGCAGGAGGTCCCGGAACTTCTCGGCCCAGTTGGCCCGTCCGTTGTACCGGATCCAGTGGAGTGGCTGCACCTTGTGGACAATGGCCCGGAAGCGCAGGAACGGCAGGTCAAACCCGTGGATGTTGAAGCCGATGCACTGGATCCGTTCACTAATGGTATGGTTCAGCCAGCCAACAGCGTCACCTACCACCTGCTTCTCGTCTGTGCCGTGGAAGATGATGGGCGGACTCCAGCTAGGCTTGATGCCAACAGCCACCACCCTGCCAGTCAACGGGGATAGGGCGGCCTGGCTCATGTACCGGGCCTTCTTGTCCTCGATGGACGCCTTCATCTTGTCCGGGTCCTTCAGGTTGGCTGCCGGGGCGAACTCCGGAATCTGGGAGAGAAGTTGGTCCTCGGGCAATGGGGCACTCTCAAGGTCAAAAACACACCACAATTCAGATGAACGGGTTGATTTCGGTGGCAGTTCAGTGTCTTCTAATGGATCGCCTGTATTCATTGTAATTACTCCTATAACAAATGGCGCATAAACCATTTCCAATGTGCTTGGCTTCTGATTTACCGCATTGAGCACAAGATTTATGCTTCTTTGACCAACCAATTTTTGGTTGTCTGCTTTGCATTTCGTTCCAGTGAATCTTTATGTGATTAGACTGGCTCATTACTTCCAGATTTTCTATCCGGTCGTCATCTATAACCCCGTTCTTGTGATGCACTATCTCTTCTGGTTCCAAGAACCTTCCGATATGCTTCTCAACAACTAGCCTGTACCTGTAAACATGACTTCCGCAATAAGAAGGATTTGGGTGGTTTGGCGAGTAAATCAATACTCTACCATGCCCGTCAGTAATTTGACCACCTTTCCAGTTAGGATTATGCTCTCCTATGTTGGATATTATCTCTCTACCAACAAGGCTCCCATACTTTTTGAGTCGCTTTCTATGTGTCTGGCAAAGGCCAAGATTACACATTGCTCTTCCGCAGTTAGGAACACTGCAAATACGTGGAACAGATCCATCTGCAATCTTTTTTCTTCCCATAATAATTCAAAGGAAGAGAGCCACCCTCATGGTAGCACCTGGTCAGAGTTGCGGAGTGAAGAAGTCCTCCGACCAGCATGAGGGTGGCTGAAAGCCGTATTTGCTATCGCCTCCGCCATGTTCTTTCCGGTGCTACCCGAGAGGACTTTCGTCCCAAGAACAAGTGATTGGTATTTCATGGGCAGTGGCGAGTCAAGAAATTCATGCGCGTATCCACGTCGCGCCCCGGTGGGAATGGGCTTAGAACGGTGCGTAGTCGTCTTCGGGAGGCCCGTCATCATGGGTGCTCGTCGGACCCTGCTGCGACTGGGAACTGTTCCCGCCCCGGGCGAGCAGCAGCTTGTACTCCTCGGACTCCGTGACCATCTTCTTGATCCAGTCCGGGAGACCCACGCCCTCCAGGTCGGACGCCTCGTCCAGATCTGACACCGAGAACTTGTACGGGGTGATGGTGGCCTTCGGGTACGGCTTGCTGGCCGGAAGGATGGTGTTGATGTTTGAGTACAACCCACCGCCAGCCTTCTTCTCCTTGTGCATCACCTGGAGCAGGCACGGCTTGCCCAACGTGGCGGAGATGTCGAATGTCGGAAGCTCCTCGGCCGTGAACGGCTTGCCTCGCCAGGATTCCAGGATGGGGCGGAGATGGCTGTTCTCACCGAGGCTGGCGGTGAAGGTACGGGACAGGGTGCGTGGAACCAACCTGCCGGGTTCAGCCTCGAACGGCTTCTCATTGGGAAGTTCAAACTCGAAGACGACCTTGCGCTTCGGTTTGTGGTACGTCTGGTCGATGTGGGTTCCCACGTCGAACATGTAGACGAGCACGGCAGGATGGAGCCCTGCTGCGACCCGTGGAGTGGAGTTCCCTGAAGCCCCGGGGACAAAGGGGTTCTTCTTCTCAGTCATAGATGCCTTTTGGAACCGGCCCGAAACGATAACAGGCTCTGTCCTTATTGGCGGGGACACACTGGTCCAGGACCCATCCACCGTCAAGAGGGAACTTGACAAATGTCTGGATCCCACCAAGGCTGGAAGCCGTCGATGAAGTTCAACCGTAAAACCATGGAGAAGCTGGACTGGACCGCACAGGATGCCGTGCTGGCCCGCAAACTGCGCTGTTCCGCCACCACCATCTGGCGCTGGCGCCGCCGTCTCCTCAAGTCCAACCCTTCCACCTACCGTGCCCATCCTTCCCTGTCCCATGTACCCAAGAGAGCTGGATGGGACTGGACCAAGACCAATGCCGAGCTGGCCAGGGAGAACAACCTGACCCGTCAGCGTGTCCACCAGATCCGGGCACAGCTCAAGGCACGGAAGGTCATCGCTTGAACCCGCTTCAATTCCAGAGGGTGGTGGCCCACCGTCCCGACATCATCCAGAACCCGGCCCTCTACGAGGCCATGATGACGCTGGACCTGTTGCTGGCCCAACTGGATGCCGGTGTTCCGCAGATGGAGGTGGAGGCAAGGAAGTGGCCGGTCGATCCTGTCCTTATTGAGGAGCTGGTCTACGAGTCCTGGAGACGACCGTCCTTCTCTGAACTGGAGATCCTCTGTGCATCCGGTGCCCAGTTCATCTTCTCCACCACCCAGCAGAAGAAGGAGAAGAAGCGCCGTTCCAGCTACCGTGTCTGGAAGGGCGTGGTCTGCACCCGTCTGCTGAAAGCACTGTGCTACAAGCGGTGCCCCATCTTCCTAACCCCTGCCCAAGCCGCCCACATCATCACCTTCGGACTTCAAGACCTACTGCTCCCCCTATGGCTCATTCCCTCATTGCCCTGACCGGCTACTCCCGATCCGGAAAGGACACCGCCGCTGATGCCCTGGTGGCCATAGGCTACGAACGGCGGGCATTTGGCGACATCATCAAGCGGTTTGTGGCCGAGGACCAGTCGTTCATGTTCAGCCATTTCCGCCATTGGCTTCTGGATACTGCGAGAACCCAGTCCAGGATCAGCGAGATCGCCTACGGGTGGAGTCTGGTGAAACTTTGCGGGGTGGACCCGTTCACCCAGGACGACGAGGTGAAGCCGCTTTTGCGGGCACTGTTCGAGGACTACGGGATCTGGCGCTACGATGAGGTGGTCCAGCAGTTCTTCTCGTCCCTGCCTGAGAAGTGCGTCAACTCAAGGCTCTGCCGGGCCGAGGAAGCCATCCAATGGAGGCAGAAGGGAGGCTTGATCGTGGAGGTGATCCGGCCTAGCAACCGGCCCCACACGGAAGTTGAGGGCCAGTGGATGACGGAGCTTCACGTCCAGGGACTGGTGGATTCCATCATCAAGAACAACGGCAGCCCGGCCCAGTTGTCTAAAGCCATCGTGGCCATGGCGGATGGAGCTGTCTCAGGGATGGTCAGCGCAGCCAGCTTTTAGGGCCAGTCAAGACAACAGCATCCGAACTCTCCATTCCCACCGTTCCGCCTCGGTATCACTCAGCCCCGTCCCGGTGGACCAGTCCAGAAGAGGGTTGTGGTCCGAACATTCCACCGAGTCCTCCTTCAACCTGTCGCAGTCGAGCAAGGAGATGGAGTGCGGCGAGTCTGTCTGGTGTGATGGGTCCATGGGTTGATACAGCTTGAAGCCAGTGGACGATGGCCTCCTTGTCATTGTCTGTCATCTCACTTGCGTTTGAAGTGGGCCACAGGACGGACTGTCTTTCCGGTTGGGATCTTGAAGACCTTCTTCTCGATCCTGCCAGTCTTCTCAAGGGCTTCCAGCCTGGCCTTCATGGTGTGCTTGGATATGCCTGCATCGTCCGCCATACCCACCACAGTCAACCACCCAGAAGGCACCTTGTCCGCCCGGTCCTTGACCAGTTCGTTGTGAAGCTGCTCTGTCCAGTGAGGCTTTTTCATAGCACGTCGATGTTCCATGTTCCGTCAATCTCCTCTGCTTGGTTGCTGAAAAACTGGCCTGTCTTCCGGTGGATGGCCCCGTACGCGAACCCGTGGGCCTGCCTCAATGTTCCCGGCTGTGCCGAGTTGTAGTCCATGGACAGATCGCAAAGACAACCCACTCCCCGTGCCACCCTTCGTTCCAATCCTGGGACTGGCGCCACGTCGATGGTGTGGGTGTGGCCGAAGTGGATGGAGCCGTATGTCAGTGCGTGCTGGCGAGCAGCGTTGACCCCGATGTAGTACCCATGGGAAAACCCAGCCTGGCCAACAAACAGGATCCCGTGCCGCTTGTCGTACGGAAGCTGTTTTGCTCCAAGCTTTTTGACCCGTGAGTCAATGTCATGGATGGCATCCAGTGCCAGTTGATGGATCAACCCATCCTGATTTGAGGTATCCCGCAGGTGGTACAGCCGCTTCAGGTCGTGGTTGCCCCAAAGGATGTGCTTCTTTTCGCCTGTCTTGAAGTAGTCCTCCAGGAACTGGAAGCCTTCCGTCATGTCGCCCTTGATAGAGCAGGCCCTGTCCTCCGGCCCGGCTCCCCGGCGTAGGGCGGCTAGGTTGAACACATCCCCGCCGAATATTGTGATCTTAGGCTTGAAGTTCCCCATGAAGTCCAGCAACCGCTTGACGGTGGGACGGTGGAGGTGGTCGCCGTGGAGGTCGGAGGCGAATACGAACGGTTCCCAGAGTCCGGTTATGGTGGCCATAATCTTTACCGATCCTTGGTAAATACCCCAGTACCACCGTCTTTTGCAAGGCTTCAGTCATCCTCGTCCCGGCTGCACCACATGCAGGCCGCCTCGTCGTCTTCAGGACGGAACAGGTCTCCACAGGAAGCACACCGGACAGGACTGTTCTGGAAGTGGCGGTCGATGTCGGCCGGGTCCATGGATGGGGGTAGGTTTTCCATTCACTTCATCCCCATGGTTGCAAACAGTGGGTACTGTCCAACAGCAGGATAGACCGCCATAGGCACAGTGGTATCGGCCATCCTCACCTCGACAAACTGGCAGTCCAGCGCCTCAAGAATGGGCAGCAGGGCAGGCAGCCACACTGTCAGGGACGTATCAACCAAGTCCACGTTGAGCACATTCAACTCCACATCGGCATGGTAGTCATTGTCGGCCACACCCCGGTCCACATGGAGCCGGCCTTCCTTGATGGACAACAAGGCTGTCATCAACAGCTTGTCGGCAGACGGGACGGACGCAGCCCCACGCAGTGCAGCCAGGAAGACCTCCCGGTCAATTGTGAACAGCCTTGGCGCACTGACCAGCTTGCCTAGCATCTTCTCCCCCACCACAGCCAGCCGTTCATGGTGGACCACGGTGGACGCAATCCCTCTTGAGGTGTTGATGCAGAACCGCCGTCCATTGTGGAGCAGGGAGACTTCCCCTTCCAGCCCTTGAAGGATGGGGACGAACTCGATGGGGACGAACAGGGGTTCAGCCAGGTTGCACTTCCCTTCCACCACCGAGACCGCGAAGTTGCGCCGGTCCATGGACAGCAGGTGCAACCCACCTTCACTACTCATCTGGAGATGGTCCAGCCCACCGTGGACCATGGCCGACCCTGCAAAGATGGACGCCTGCTTCACAGCCTTGGACAGGATCTCCCCGTCGCACTGGAAGAACTCGTCCCACTTGTACTCAGGCCAGGACCAGTCACGCTGGTCGAACAGTGAAACCTTCAGCCTGGTTGTCCCGCACCTGATCTCGGCTTCCTTGTCCGATAGGGCGGTGATGGTTACCAAGTCCGACCCCGGCCCACGAAGGAACGCCTCCACCCCATGGGCTGGGATGGTCATGGGTGCCACCGGTTCACCGTCAATCAGGTATTCACCGGTGGTCTCGCCACTGGTCACCTGGATGGAAGTCCCAGTGAACCGGTAGGATGGATGGATGGTGGACTTCCTGCGGTGCAGCTTGGACAGGAATGAGATGGCGTCAGACAGGACGGACCGTTTGATAGTCACGAAAGTATGGCCGTATGGCGGCCGAGTCGCTGGTTGTTTTCACGTACGATGGAGCCAGTGAAACGAGTTTCACTATCAACATGGATCATCACCACATCGTCTAGCTTTGCGTTCCGTTGGAGCAGTTCGATCAGCTCGCTCACCGTGTAGTACGGCTCTCCTTTTTCGGTGGTCATTTCGTTTGTTTCCTTGTTCGTTTCAAACACTGGTCGATACCGTCAAATACGTCAATAGAGAATTTACTTCAGCTTGTGGATTTGCTCCACCATCCAGCCCAGCAGGTAGCAGTAGGTCTCCTGTGTGGACTCGTTCAGCACCATCCCCTTGGACTCAAGCTGGCGGAACACCGCATGGAGGCATTCGTGGACCACTGTCCCGGCAAAGTCCGCATCGTTGTCAGGCTTTCCAATCCAGATGGCCGAACCCACCACCCCGTTATTGGTAAAGTGGGTGTGGACGCCTGATGCGCCTTCGACAAGCACCTTCCATTTGCCTCCTATGGCCTTCTGGAACAGCTTGATTGATTCGGACTGAGTCCCTCCCAGCACAACATAGACATTGAACTTGAAGGTCTCATTGTACAGGTGGTGGACCTTGTTCTTGGCCTTGGATTTTGATGCCATGGGTAATCAGGTGGGCTATGAAGTGGGTGGCTGCGATTATGAGTAGCTGCTTCTGGTCGTCCAAGAGGGGCAGGACATCATTGGACTCAAATCCATCGTCCACTACCTCAGCAAACCCCATGGCCTCCATCTCGATGGAAGTCTGGAGCAGGATGGCCTTGTCGGCGTCGTTCATACAACAGGGGCCAGTGCCAGGTACGCCTTCTGTTCCATGTGCGCCCACTCGGCCACCTCGAACTGGCCTTTCAATCCATGGGTGGCGGCCAGGTTGTGGTACTCATGCTGCCCTGTCTGGGCCTTCCGCATGTACACCTTTGGTTGTCCAAGAGGGGGATTGGCCAGCTCGTCCACGGTAACCGAGTGGTCCTTGAACCTGTCCTGTACCAGCCCACCCCAGAACACCTCAATGAACTGGTCGCTCCGTTGCTTGGCGTTCTGGCATTGGGACACGTAGGCGTCCCGGAGCATCTGGGCCGTCACCTTCTCTGGACGCCAAGCCACCACATCGGTCAGTATGGTGAACTTGTTGAAGAACCTGGCCGAGGCACGGGCGAACGACAGCATCTTCGGCTGGCCAGGCACCACGATCCACTTGTCCTGGTCCTTGAACGGGTCCAGTAGGAGGGACTGGATGCCGTCCAATGGGATCAGCCGTTGACTCAGCTTGACCGCTACATCCGCTCCCACTTGAGAAGCAAAGGCCGCCCCGTTGATGAAGGCTTGAAGGTCGCCGGACGTGTGGGACCTACGGTGGGGCGGGCACATGTACGAGCATCCGTGGGTGCGGGCAATCTGTTCGATGGCGCCTGATTCCTGGGACCGGTCGTCCGACAGCAGGATGGGCACATCCTCCCCGAACACCTTCCGGCACTGGACCACATTCAACTCGATGAAGTCTGGCAGCCGGTAGCAGCCGATGGTGATGGCTATGGATGGGGTCATTTGGTTGTTACTTCCTGTCATATCATTCCATAACCGCATACACCACCATCAACGGCCCGCACGCCACCGCCCCGATCACATCGCCTATCCTGTCCCAGAACAGGAAGTGGCAGACTACCATGGGGATGATCCATACAGCCAACCACAGGATGGCCAGGATGTAGAGGACTGCTCGGATGGTGGATTTCATTTTACGTTCCTCTCGGAATACTTGGTCAGTGCATCCCCCATGGACTCCCGGATCAGCTCCGGATCCCGGTCCACGTAGGACATGAACATCTTCGGGTCCTTGTGCCCGACAATCTGGCAGCCCACCAATGGATTGATGCCACCATTGGCCAACCGGGTAATCAGTCCTCTCCGGAATGAATGGGGGGTGAACCCGCGAGCCCGCAGGCCCGACTTGTTCAGGGCCGCATTCATGCGCTGGATGAATCGCCGGTTGCTCACATCGAGCCAAGCATGGGGGTGGACGTACTCCACGTTGGGCACGTTGGGCCAGAGGTAGCGGTCCCTGTCCCGCTTGGTGGCGCGGTCACGGATCATCCCAGCCAGCTGACAACAGGGATCCACCGGGATGATGCATGGCTTGTCGTAGTTTCGGATCTTCTGGCGGACCTTCTGGATGATCCACCGCTCCATGTCCACCTCCTCCCACAACAGCCCCGCCGCGTCCACCAGGGCCAGACCGGTGTTGAACATGAGGCAGTACAGCCAGTGGGAGTTGGGATCCTTGTCGTGGTCCAGCAGGATCCGGTACTCCCGTTCCATGACGGGAGGATGGAAGATGGGCTTCTTGGCAGGAGGCGGACGGATGCCATTGGCTGGGCTGTTCCGGCAGTACCCAGCCATGACCAGCCAAGCGCAGAACTGCTTCACCCCAGCCCATTCCACGCTGCCACCAGCCCCTTCCCGGGTACGGATCAGGTGGTCCCGGTAGGCCAGCAGGTTGGGCCGGCTCAATGGACGCCCAGCCAGGAACAGTTCAAGGTTTTTGACGCAGTATCCAATCCTCCCAAGGGACGATTCGGTCAGTTCCGTCCGCCTCTCGGCCAGGAACTCCTTGGCCAAGTCGAACAGGGACGGCATCCGGACCACCTCCCGCAATGGGGGCAATGGTTCCACCACCAGTTCCAGTTCGTTCATGCCAGAACAGCCTTCTCCATGGAGGCTAAAGCGTCAAGCGTCAACTTGCTATCCGGGTGGTCCCAGTAGGCCGAGATGAATGGTAGCTTGGACGGTGATCCATTGATCCACAGGAAGATGGACTTGGTGGCTGGCCAGTTCAAGGCTAGCACAGTTCTCCTCCGTCAGATGACATTCAGCTAGCTGGCGCAAGGCAAACTCCATACGTTCCAGCTTGTCCGCTGCCAGTAGCCGATCATCCAAGCTCTCATAGGCGCTCTCACGCAGCCATTGGACTAGTTCCTTGTTGGTCATCGGTCCTTCCTCCTTCTCCAAGTGGACGGGCCGTAGTCCCGTCGCTTCATGGCCGCGTCAACCTGTCGCTTGGTCTCGGACGGTTTGTCCAGTGGGGCCATACCCTCCCCGCGCATCTGCATGGACCGGTGCAGGCAGGGTTTAGTCGAGTTCGATTCTTTCATGGTGGAACAGTTTTCCTTTAGCTGCGATTTGTATGTGGATTCCGAGGATGAAGCCGGCCTTGCAGTAATCCGACAGGACCTTGACCGCCTCGGCGGCTGTTGGGTAGCTGGTGATCTGTTTTGAATCAACGAGGTACAACCTAACCTGACTTGAGTCTGGCCTTGTAGGCCCTGTTGCGGGCGAGCCGTCGCTGGTTGCCCCGTTCCCAAGCATCTGGCTTGAGCCAGGTTTCAAGGAATCGCCCACCGCTCTTGTAGTATTGAACGAACCGCATCCCGTCCCGTCTCCTGTCCCCGTACTTGTGGATGGTCTCATTCACTTGTTCCTCCTGGCCTTGACCCATTCCAGCCGCCATTTGAAGTGCGAGAACCCGCCCGTCATCTTGGACAGCATGGCCGCGCTGATCCCGCTCCATTCCATCACCTGTGCCCGGCCAGCATCGGCCGCCATGGCATCCCAGATGGCCCACACCTGGTCTTTGGTGAACCGTTCCTGGCAACCGGGCTTCTTGGGTGTGCCGGGGAATGGGGGTAGTGGGATCAATGGCTTGGCCAGCCCTGTCTTGTTGGTAATCACAGATAGCCTTTCTGCCTGCGGAACTGCTGCTTGATCTCATTGGCCTGTTGTTCAGCCTGGATCCGCTGGCTCCGGGACATCCGGTACATGTCCAGCCAGAAGGCGAAGATGGCTCCCAGCAGGAACCCGATGAAGGCGGCGAGGATGGTTTCAGTGGTCATGGTTCATGGTTGTTCTTTGGTTTGGTCAGCCTTGCTTGGCCTCCCGCTTCTCCCGCGCCCAGCGGACGGGGAGATTCAGGTGGTCACATTCCGATCACTCGGCGAGCGTCCTTGGCCCATCCCGACAGGATTGGATTTCCGTCCGCATTCTCGGTTTCAACCCGCCAGATGGCCGCTTCAATCAAGGACCGCATCTCCTCGCGGTCTGGTGACGGCCGATCCACACCCATTCCCCTGGCCTTTGCCGCCATCTCCCTGGCCAACAGGAACGCACGGGCCGCTTCTGTTGGTTGCTTGGTCCTGAATGCCTCACTGTAGGCCGATTGAAGCGGCGCAAGACAGGCTTCCAAGGCTTCCAGCAGTTCGCTTTCCAAGGTGGTCATTCCTGCCCCCTTACCTTGGCGATGGTGGAGCGGGCGGCAGCTAGAATGTCGGAGCAGGATGGTCCCTCCAACTCAAGCTGCTCCGCGATCTCTTCCAACGCCTCCAGCAACTCCGGCGCGGCGGCGATCAGGCGGGCGTTGGCGGCCATTTCAGAATTGGACGGCACTGGCCCAAACGCGGGATCGGAGCACAGTTCGCCAATCACAGTCCGACCCCCCAGCCCCCAGATAGTCACATCGTGCGTCAGATTCGTCCCGTTGCCGTAATTGCAACGCCACGGCCCCGGCGTATGCGTGTTCATCGCTGTGCCCCCTCGATCACGTCCAACCGGACGGCAGTTGATTCGGCAGAGAATGCCAGGACCAGCCAAGCCAGCCCCAGCAGGACCGTGATGGCCACCACGCCCAGCAGGATGCGCCGCCCGTCCTTGTAGTCCCGGTCAGCCAGGGCCGCACGGGTCTCGATGGGCAACAGTTTAACCTGTGCCAATGTCATCTTGCGGACGGTGGAACGGGATGGAAGGGCCGAGCCGTAGCCTGGAGCTGGACGGGTGGCCGGTTCGTTGTTGGGGTCAAAGCCAATCCAGTTGCGGAGGGCTTGGTTGGTTGGTGGGGTGGGGCAGACTTGCCGCCATGGATTCGGTTTCATTTTTGGTTGGTTGGTTGATTGGTTAGAACTCTTCCCGCGTGGTTCGCTCGCCCGGTGTGTACATCGTCGCCAGTTCCCGGGCCTGAGCCAGCACCCGGGCCGAGTGGCCGCGCTTGGTCCCGTAGTCCATGCGGACCCGGCCAAGGTGGGCCAGTACCTGGAACTTACCACAGGAACGCATGTCCCGGAAGCCGTCCCGCACCCGGAGGACATAGACGGCGCAAGTGGTTCCGAATCCCCTTGTCCTGGCCGTGCCCGTGGGGATTTGCGGGCAATGCACGATCACTTTTTCTTTCATGGGTTTTGTTTTTCAAAGGCTGGATTGACCGGACCACACTCCCCCGGCCGATCCAGGGAGCGGGATCCGATCACTTCACAGTTCCATCAACTCCCGCTGTAGGGCCGTACCGTAGTCGCGGACATACGCCGTCACCTCGCCTTGCGTCCACGGCCCTACGCCGTCCCGGTGCGTCCTGGGAAGGTTCCCGTTTGTCTGGATGGAGAATGCGCGACAGTCGCCCAGCTTGACCCGGCAAACCTTGTTTCCGTTGCCGTCCATTCCGATTTTTTGGGTGGTCATCTGTGGAGTGTGTCAGTAGTTCACCAAACGAATCCAAGGCTTTCCACGTCGCGGCGGAAATCCGCCAGCAAAGCCGGAAGCCGGGCCAGGAGAGCCGCCCTCAACTCCGCAGGCTCCGCGCACAACTCCGCATCGGTGGCCTCAGGCCAGACCGCAGCACTCCGGGCCGCGTCCAGTTCCCGCGCCTTCCCTTCACCGGTCCGGCCGTACGGCTTCCATTCGCAGACGACAGGCGTGGGCTTCTTGGTAGAATAAACGTCCCGCACTTCAAGGTCTGGAATCACCAAAACCCAATTCGGGACGCCTTCAACGCCGCCGTTCTGCTTCCCTCGAGACGTGTGCTGCCGAAACTCACCGGCAAGCAATCCGTGGCAATCCCGGATTCCGGCATGATAAACGGTGTTCCCTACATAGTGCATCGGGCCGTCTGTGGAGCAAAGATGCCATTTGATGAATGGAGCCAGTTCCGGGAACACGCGGGCAATGTCTTCATGCAGACAACCGCCGGCTTCGATGTCGTTCCGCCGCTTGCTGGCCGGCGTGACAACTACGGCGGTGATCGAAAACGTATTGTGCCCGTTCCCGCACTGGTCATCAAACCGAACGGTTGCGGTGATAGTGGCTCCAGACCCGTATCCCGTGACGGGGCGCGGTCCGTATGTTTTGAACTGGCTTTTTGTTGGTGTGCTCATGCGTTTCGATTTGTTGGTTTGTTTGGGCGGTATGCCCGGACCCGGTAACCTTAGGAAATGGATCCCCAAGGTCACCGCGTCCGATCACTTGGCCGTTCGGATGAACTGGCGGAAATAGGCCACCGCTTCTTTGCGGGTGAAATCGTAATAAGTTTTCCGGACAAGGTAACCGTTGACCATGGCGGACAGTTCAAGGGCTCCGGACGGGAAAAGGATGGTGGTTGTGATTTTCATTTGTCCCTATTGTCTAGGAAATCAGGCTTCCGGTTCATCGCACGGAACCAGGTTCTCCCCTTGCTGGCGGTTTAAACTTTCACACTTCATGCCGCACCCGTCGCAAGTGTCCTCCCCGAAAGCCGGGTCATTGTCGGAATCCTCCGGCCGGGTCCATTCCTCCCCGCACTTGCACCGATAAGAGACAACCCACCACCCGCCAAGTTCCAGATAGTGCTCGCCGTACACGTGCGCGGCATCGGTCAACTTCCGTCCCGTCTCGCCGTATCCATGATCCCAAAAGCCGGCCCCGTGGCGGTTACGAGTCAGCCAAAAATCGTGACCGTTTTGGCTGTCGTCGCCGGCACTGGCCAGCAAGTCCGCATTGGCTTCCTGGAAGTCACGGCAATCCGTTTCGGCCTGTTTGATAAAGTCATCCGGGATGCGTGAAAGCATGTCCGGGCTTGCGTAGTATTCACCCGAGCCGGGGCAAGGGTCGGTTGTCCACAGTGCGGCTGTGAGATAGGCGGACAGGAAAGGATCGGAGGGGAGCGTTTTCATGCTTACAGTCTAGGAAATTGGGTCAACCGCACTGTTCATCCAGAGAGCCGTTGTTTTTGTGCCATTCTTCTAGCCTGTCCGCGTCCGTCTCAAATGCGTCCCGCTTGGCCTCTAGGGCGGATTCAAGTTCCTGGCCCTGTTCATCGGTCAACTCCCCGCGCCATAGTTCCCGGCCGGCATCGTCTAAAAGTTCCTCCGCATAGTCGCGGAAGTCCTGGATATTCTCCCGATGGGTGGAACCGTCGCACCCGTCCTCTGACGCTTTCCAGATACGGTTTGCCCTGTCTGGGTCTGAAATGAACAAGTCATTCCTAAGCCGCTCAGATTGCCACCGGCAAAACGCTTGCCCGTCATACTGCAAAAGCGCGGAAGTGGTGGCGGGGAGCCCTTCAATAAGGGCCTTCAATTCAAAGTAGTTTTTCACGGGATAGTCTAGGAAATGGCCATAATGGCCAGGATTAGGACGAAAAGGAGAAGGAAGGCGAGGGATTCCAAAAGGGGTTTCATTAGTGGAATGGGTTAGTGGTTACACTTCGGAAAGGAGGGAAGCGCCGGCCCCGTCGGCTTTTGCGATGGCGACAATAAGTTCGATGTCCCGGGACGGTTCAAATTCCACCTCAGCAATCCAAGCGTAAGAAATATCCGCATATTCCCCGGCATTGCCCAGCGCAGTGTATTCGTTTTCCTCGGCTTCCTCGTGGGTAGGCTGAGGGTCAACAAGCAAGGAATCTCCGAGGCCGGAATCGATTAATTGATCCAATGCGTCCCCGTCAAAACGGGCCGTTACGGCGGCAATGGCGCCGAACTCGTTGCCGATTACATAAAGCTTCCCGTTGCCGTTTCGGTTTCCCGGATAGCCAATGAAACAATCAGCCCCGGAAACATTGATCCGGTCGTCGTCCATGGCGAACTGGCCAGCCGGACGGCAATGGAATGGGCCGCCGTTTTGCGCTTTTGTGTGAAGTGTGTATTTCATGGCTAGGAAGGTTAGGAAATCAGGCTTTGCGGGGTTGAAATTCAAGGCACGGGCCGGACACGGAAGCGGAAACAAAAAAGTCAGAAAGGCGGAAAGCGGCCGGACGTTCCGCATCTGGAAAGGGGAGAATAGCGATGCATTCAAAGGGCTGGCCAGCAAACCGGACTTCCGTTTTTAGGCCAGTCCGTTGGAGGAAATGGGCAAGGGTTTCGTTGTTCACGGTGGAAAGTAGGAAATGGGCGACCGGAGAATGTGGGCAAGGGTAGGGACTGGCGTCAATAGGCAAGTTTCCCGTACCAGCTCCCCAAGAACAGGACCGGCAAAGGGTAAAGGAGGAAGGAACCGGACAGGCTAGACAGGCTACCAGGGAAGGAAGGGAACGGTCTGGAAAGGGAAGGGAAGGAACGGGCCAGCAAAGGGAAGGAAGGGACGGACAGGCTACCAGGGAAGGGAAGGCTATCCTGGGCAAGGAAGGAATGGAAAGGCCAGCAAGGCTAGACAGGGAAGGAAAGGCCAGCAAGGCACGGAAAGGATTGAAGGGTAAAGGGTTAGATGGGGAAGGAAGCCAAACAGGGAAGGGGAGTGAATAGCGTCCGCACTTTTCGCCACAAAGCACTTTGTCCGGCAAAGTGAACTAGAGTTATATTCCGTTCTCACTTGTAAACACTACTGGAACCTTGATTAAACCGTCAAACATAAACCGTTGCAAATCAAGCAAGCGGAAACGGCTGGCCAGCCCCAGAAACGAGCCCCAAAACAGGAGATCCGGGGGGAGACCTTGGGGTGCCGGTGGCCTGGTCGCCCTCGATAGAGGGGTATGCGTTCACACGGTTTTGGCCACATAACCATCTACCCATCAACCCTTTAAAACAATGTATTACAGCCTAGCCCACCTACCCAACCCATTCCCAGTCAGCCACATAGCCCTGTAGCCCTACCTGCCCTACCTAGCCTCGCCTAGCCATTCCCTTCCCCGTCTAGCCCAGCTAACCAGCTCCGGCCTTGGACGCCCCATCCTGGCAAGCTGGCCTATCCAGCCTACCCTACTACATACTCAAAACACATATAGCCTAGAAATGAGCAGGCCCTTGAAATCGGTTTTTGGACAGTTTTGTTGATTAGCAAGTACTTGCATGGATCTGGCCCCGGGAAGGAAGGACACCTAGGACAAGCCATGTCTGAGGTGTCTGGACAGGGTAAAAGGGGGTTTGGATGGGGTGGACTTGTGGGTTTTGGATATGAAAGTGGGGGTTGGACTGGGTTTGGACCGGGTTGGACGGTTCCTTACTGGTTCCTCTCCGTTCTCTCCCTTGGTGGTCTTTCTCTTGGGGAGCATGGATGAGAAACTTTACTATTGACGGTTAGCTGTGTGGTTTCCTAGCCTATGGGCGAGATGATCCAACCATTCTCCTACATCACCTCCCACTACGGCGTTCCAGCCTGTATTGGCAGGCGTGTCACCGTGTACGGAAATCCAGCCACCATCGTCCAGGACTGTGGCCACTACATCGGGATCAACTACGACTCGTCCAAGCCGTCCCATGTGGTGAATGCCCATCCTGTTGACGGGGTGGTCTACATTGACGAGGTGGTGAAGCCACGCAAACCGTCCCGGTCGGCAGCCCGTTACAGCCGGTTCAATGAGTACGGGGAAGGGTTCAATGACTTCCTGTCCTTCTGCCGTTGGGACGCACAACCTGAACGGTCCTGGAATACCTGATATGACCTACCCCATAAAACTGGTGCCCATTGAGGCCCCTCAAACCATCGCCACCACCCACCCGTCCATACCTTCTGTGGACGTGAAGGACCTCCCGGTCTCGTCCCTGGAAGCCATCGTGAACGAGTTCAGGAACGACCTGTACAGGAAGGCTGGGAAGGAGGCTCCGTTCAATAACCGTGGACTGGGACAAGGAACCAACCGCACTTCCGAGGAGTTCTACAAGGAGATGCAGCGGATCAACGACAAGTTTCAGCTACCCAGGCCAGATTACCAGCCCACCACTGCACCGAACTGGCCTCCCGGCACCATCCTCTGCGGGGCTCAAGACGCCGTGGGAGCCATCACCGCCCAGGAACTCCCCATCTCACCCACCCAGACCCGATAGCTTGAAAGTTCACCCTTGACAGTTTGGCCCGGTTGAACCAGTTTCGCGTCGTTCATCCAGCCCACCCTGTTTGGATGAAGAGTTCATAGCAGCGGTTCCCGGCTGGTGGGCGTCGGGAGCCGCATTTCAAACAAATGAAAGCCACCCTCATCGCAGCCACTCAACCATTCCTTCCCCACAAGACGGATGATCGCCTGCTTACCCCAGAGGAACTGATCGTCTACTGTGCCCGGGTATCCAATCCGTCCAACCAGGAGAACGTCGAGACTGGCGAGAAGCTGCTGCGCTACTGCATCAGTCATTCGCATTGGAGCGTCTTTGAAACGGCCTCGCTCACGGTCGAGGTCCAGACATCCCGGGCCATCGCAGCCCAGATCCTGCGCCACCGGAGCTTTACGTTCCAAGAACACAGTTTAAGGTACGCCGTGGCCACCGAGTTCGAGCCTGTCGAACTTCGCAGCCAGGACACCAAGAACCGGCAGGGGAGCGGTGAGGTGTTTGATCCAATGCTTGGAGACGAGGTGGTGCGTGCTCCAGCTTCTGAGGTAGTCAGCCTTGCTATTGGGACTTGTGAAGGTGTGTACAATGACTTGATTGCAGTTGGCGTCTCCAAGGAAACCGCCCGCATGGTCCTACCGCTCTGCACACGTACCACCATGTACGTCACCGGGAACGTACGTTCCTGGATCCACTACTTCCAGCAGCGGTGCAGCCCCCATGCCCAGAAGGAACACCGGCTACTGGCCGAGGCCATCCGGGATACCTGCTTCAAGTCGGTTTTCCCAACCGTCCACCGGATCATTGGAGATGCCGCCCATGAGTGACACTCCAAGGACCCTTCAGGAACAGTGCTACGGGACATGTCATGCCGCGTGTGAGCGCATTGACGAGTTAGAACGAGACCTAACCGCCGCCCACGAGCGAATCAAGCGGCTGGAGGAGGCTGGGGATCGTGCGATCCTAAACTCATATTTGCCTGACCGGTTAGCAGTATGGAATGCAGCCAAGGAGGTCCAGCCGTGACCTACTCACAAGCCGGCCAGCTTTCGGCGCACCAGTATTGCATGGTGGATGCCGCGTTCATCTCACGTGGAACAGGTTGGATACCGTGTGTATGGTTTGGTCTGGTGTCCATCCCGGGACGCGCTTGGGGATGCACGGTGATGCTTGAATGCGGGGCGGTGTACCGCGCCATCCCGCCGCACGCTCTAGCCTTCAGCACCGACGCGGAACCTGACTGGCCCATCAAACGCGCCCAGAGGTGGGACTGCTACGGCCGTGAGTTCTCGATTATCGAGTACACCTACCTGCGTGGGCTCAATGTCGAGGCCAACGTTGGAGGGAAGATACTTGAAGGCGAGTACCTGTTCACGGCGGCTCCAATCGACGACGGATTCTCCAGGAAGCCTGAACAGGCCAAGGAGTTCATGTTCATCAAGCTGTACAACGGGCGAATTACGATCCAGCCGACGGACAAGGTGCTGTTCCATGAGAAATCCTTCGTGGAACCGAAGTGGCCTACCGATTTGGTTTCGATCAGCCAAGTGTATTCGTGCGAGGACATTAAACCATGACCACACCACCCCGTTCATCCACGTCCACCCTCATCACCGCCCTGCAAATCATCGCCCTGGACATCGAGTCCCAGGACGGGGTGGCCACGGCGGCCCTGCTGGAAGCGGCGGACAGGATGAAGGAACTTTACGAAGCCTTGGATGATTCATGTGGTTTGAATGAAAACTGGGCAGCCACCTGTGAACCTGGCGACCTTGAGTATTTCAGCGAGTACAGGAAGGTAATCAAGCAGGCCCGTCACGCGCTGGGAGAGGCTGAGAAGTGACCTTCAAGGAATGGAAGGATCAGATGAAGGAGCATTTGGCTGAGGAGTGGGCGTTCCACAAGCGCCACCCGGAAATGTTCATTCCTTTGGCCATCCTGGCCTACGGTCTGTACGACGCCTTCTTCAAATGACCGACGCCCGCTACGCTGAACTGGACGAGGCTGGCTACCAGGCGGAGGAATGGGAGGTTGACAGAGCTGGGCCGGTGTTCTAGGTAGTCCGGCAGACAAGCCGTTCTGGGTGAGGTGAGAGACATCCAGGGTGGTAGATGATGGAGACATGACCACAGACACTACAATTTTGCCCGTCAGCGTTCAGGTCGCCCGTTCATGTCCGGGCCTCTCCAATTTCCTGAGCGTTGGCGGGCTTTCTGTTTTGCTATGACATACTACGAGAAACTGAAGGATCCACGGTGGCAGAAGCTCAGGCTTGAGGTTTTTGAGCGAAACAAGTGGACATGTTTTGATTGCGGCGCGAAGGACAGGCAACTTCACGCTCACCATGCTTATTACGAAAAAGGACTAGAGCCATGGGATTATGATGCTAATATGATTATGTGTCTTTGTGATAAATGTCACACAAGGCGTCATTCTGCTATAGAAATAATTACGTCCTATTCAGGATTGATGCCTATTGGAATGCTTGAAAACGTAGCAAAAGTAGTACGTCTTACGAGAGTGATGTACAATTCTAATAATGCACACATAGCAAATAAAGCTCTTAGAATAGCTATAACAACTTTCAAAAATAAATTAAAATCTAAATCAATGGTCGAGAAGCATGGAGACATAAGTGAGGAGCTAAATGAGCTTTAAGGCTTCAGCTTGGGCGGTTGACCAAAAGGTTGGGAACTCTACCGCAAAATTGCTTCTACTAACCCTAGCAGAGGCCGCCTCGATTGAGGATGCTTCATGCTTCCCGTCAAGGGCCACTCTGGCTGACCGGATTGAGGCATCAGTGGACACTGTGGACAGGATGGTTCGGGTTCTGGCTGACAGGGGATTCATCAGCATTTCAAAACGCCATCGTCCCAATGGATCAGACAGTAGCAACGTGTACACAATCAACCTGAACAAGGAGCCGCAGATTGCGGCCCCAGCCAGCAAGCCTGTAGTGCAAGGTAGGGCCGCACCAATGCGGCTCCCCCAGCCGCACAGCTATGCGGCCCCCCCCAGCCGCACCCATGCGGCCCCCATACTAACCGGTCAGTCAGAACCGTCAGTTGAACAGGTCAATTCTTGTCGAGCATGGAACTCGACGCCAGAGCTACCCAGTCCATCCCATCCTCCTCAAGGCCCTGACAATTCAAACCTCGAAGCACTCCCTTCGGCGGAGCCGAAACCCAACCCCCATCTCCGCCAGCCCCCCTCCCTTAAACGCGCACCTTCCCTGCCTCTGAGCCCACCTCGGTCTCGAAACCCGCTTCTAGACGCCTTGGCGCTCCACGGCGGCGCGTCCTTGGATCACATGACACCCAACGAATGGGGCCGGGCAGCTAAGGCACTTAAGGACATCCGGTCAGTGAAGCCGGATCTGTCCATCGAGGACATCCGGATTGCGTCTGAGAACTACAAGCAGTTGTACGGAATCTCCCACCTGACGGTGACGGCCCTGTCCAACAACTGGTCCAAGATCCGCCCCGGGGTGGTCCTTCCCGACCCAAAGAAGTCATCCACACGCCCCGCCTGGGCTATCCGGAAGGACAAGGAGGCTGAAATCGACGCCCTTGAGGAAAAAATGCTCATCCACCCTGGCAATGCAAACGGCCGTAAGTGCATCCCACATGAGACCAGCGAGGCCACATTTGCAGCGTTTGACCAACTGAAGGCCAAACTGAAGGCCCTCCAAGCCGAACTGGCCTCCATCCCTGCCTAAATGAGTGAAATCACCCCATTCAGGCGGACCGGCCGGGCCATCGACCTGTCCAAGCTGGACCGCCTTCCCCCTCACTCGATTGAAGCCGAGCAGGGCCTTCTGGGCTGCTGCCTGATGGATCCGAACGAGGTCATCCCGGCAGCCAAGGCGACCATCCAGACCGAAACCCTGTACGATTTGCGCCACCAGGCCATCTGGGACTGCCTCGTCAAGCTGATCGAGGCCATGAAACCGGTGGACCTGATCTCGGTCCAGCAGGCCCTGAAGGACGCCAACCAGTTGGAGGCTGTGGGCGGGCTGGCCTACCTCAGTTCACTACAAGATGCCTGCCCCAGTGCGGTCAATGCGGCCTACTACACTGCCATCCTCAAGGAAAAGCAGTTAGCCCGGGACCTTCTCCACGCGGCCAACCAGGTCGCCAGTTCCATCTACGAGAAGGAGGCTGACATCGCCACCATCCTGTCTGGCCATCTCAACCAAGTGGAACTGCTGTGCCAGGTGGACTCGTCGGATACCCGTACTTCAGGGCAGGTGATGGCCAAGGTGGTGGACCATGCCCAAGCGGTGTTCCAAGGAACAGCCCAGCCGGCCATCCTGACCCCGTTTTACACGTACAACCGGTTCGCTGGGGGACTGTGGACCGACGAGCTGGTGGTGGTGTCGGCCAGACCGGGTGTGGGCAAGACTGCTTGGCTAACCCAACTGGGTGCCCATGTGGCCCAGGAAGTCCCGGTGGGGATGTTCTCGGCCGAGATGAGCGCAGAACAGGTGGTCCAACGGTTTGTGGGTGGGCTGGCCGGTGTGAACGTCCGGGACATCAAGGAATGGACCCAGGAGGACTTCAAGGCGTTCACCGTGGCAGCCTCGCGGTTCAAGAACCTGAAGCTGCTCATCAACGACACACCCTGTATCTCCATCGAGAAGATGCGGCCCCTGGCCAAGGAGTGGGTCAGGAAGAAAGGGGTGAAGGTCATCGTGGTGGACTACCTCCAGAAGCTGACCACCCTGAAGGAATGCGGGAACCGGGAGCAGGAGATCGCCCACATATCTTCAACGTTAAAGCTGATCTCCCGGGAGAACCACATCACCGTGGTATGCGCCTGCCAGTTGAACCGGGAATCCGAGAAGAAGGGGGCTGGTCGTCCCAAGTTCTCCCAGGCCCGCGAGTCCGGCGCCATCGAGCAGGATGCGGACGTGGGGGCTGTGCTGTACCGGAACGACGAGGAGGACAACGAGCTGGCCCGCTACCAGTCAAGGCCGTACGAGGTCACGCTGGATGTCCAGAAGGGACGGAGCGGAGGGGTGTTCCGGGTGTCCATGGTGTTCGACGGCAAGAAGCAGCAGTTCACCGAGAAACCGTTCGAGCCTTGAAACTTCCCACTTGACGCCATCGACACATTCCACCAACATGTCGATGCCATGAACAATGCCTACTAAACCAGATAATATGAAAGTAATTCAACTATCAAAAAAAAGACTGTGATAGATGGGTTCTGGCCAAGCACTATTCAAGACGGGCTCCTATTTACTGGGCTGGGTTTGGGTTGGTGATTGATGGGAATGTTGAAGGGGTTTGTGTGTATGGACAACCTTCTCCACCAATCCAAAAACACGCATTCAAGGATCGTGATTTCAAGCTGCTTGAACTTTCAAGGCTTGTGGTACAGACAACTCAGAAGAATGCGGCATCATTCTTGGTTGGTAACAGTCTCCAAATGCTTGATGCGCCGTGTGCGATAGTATCTTATGCAGACAGTGAGCAAGGGCATTCAGGAATTGTCTATCAGGCGACCAACTGGATTTACACTGGAGCCACAAAATCACACGACAGCGCCTACATTGTGGACGGTAAAAGGGTTCATCCCATGACTCTGCGCGATATGGGAATCACCGACCCTGTAAGGTGGGCAAAGGAAAACGGAATAGAAAAAGTACCTCCAATGCCAAAGCACAGGTATTTCCAATTTGTAGGCAACAGGCAGCAGATACGGAAAATGAAATGCAAGCTGTCGTACCCTATTGTAAGTGCATACCCTAAAAGCCCTAAATCCAGGTACGATGACGGACCTAAAATAGTCCACACTGTAAAAGAATATGATTCTTCTGAAGATTGGAACTTGCCACTTTACGGAATAAAAACCCTAGTCCAACAATCACTCCTGTAATGAACAATACAGAAAAGGAAGCACTGGCCCGGTCCATGATCGCCCATGCCCAGCGCCAGCTCATCGAGGCTGAACTGCTGCTCAACGACCACGCGGCAGCCATCCATGCCAGGAATGCCATCCGTTCCACCGAGGAGGCGCTGGTGTGGCTGGAGGAGAAGGTGGTTACTGCGTGACCCTCCGTCCATACCAGCAGAAGGTGGTTGATTGGGCCTGTACTAACGATAAAGGTATCGTAATCGCCCCACCTGGATCAGGCAAAACCATCATCGCCGCAGCCATCTGTTCAACCCATTGGTCTGGAGCCAAGATTGGCTGGCTGGCACCTACAAAGGAGACATGCGCCCAAGCTGTTGATGCCCTTAAGTCGTTCAACATCCACCCCAGCCAGTACGAGGTGCGCTGCTACCATGAGTCGGTGGACTTTAGCGACAGGGAAGTCATCATCGTCGATGAATGCAAACACGCATCCGCAAGGGTCCTCAAGGACATCATCGTCCGTAGCCAGTGCGATTCGGTGTACGGGTTTGATGGAACGCCATTCGGGGACAACGAGGAGCGCAACGAGGAACTTCTAGCCCTGTTCGGCCACTCCACCATCACCATCACCCGGGACGAGGTTGGATCGTCCTTGTCGAAAGCCAAGGTGGTCCTGTCCGACGCCACCGACCAAGACCTTGAAGGACGGATCAACCAGAACATCGAGAAGCTGGTGAAGGTACGGTCCCGGTTCATGCGGATACCTGAAGGTGAGATCAGGGCCATGGCGGCTTGGGAGTCCATCGTGGACATCGGCATCTGCCAGAACAACGCCCGTAACTACGCCGCACTGAACTTCTGCCTAGCACATGCCGACAAACAGGTGCTGGTGCTCGTTCCACGCATCACCCTGGGCGAGAAGTTCGAGGCCAAGATACCAGACTCCACACTGGTCCATGCCAAGATTGGAAAACTGGACCGGAAGCGGGCTATGGATGACTTCAAGGCTGGAAAGCTGAAGTGCATGATCGCCACCACCCTGGCCGACGAGGGGCTTGACCTTCCGAATGCGTCCCACTTGGTCATGGTCAGCGGTGGACGGTCAACCCAGCGGACCACCCAAAGGACAGCGCGTGTTTTGCGGGCCTTCCAAGGAAAGACCCATGCCACCATCCTGGACTTTGTGGACTCGTTCCATCCACTGGCCTTCCGTCATGCGCTCAGGAGGCGCGAGGTGTACAAGGAACTCGGGTATGAGATTGGATAACCTATGGACAAACCATTCTTCGTGATGCTGTACAACCAGAAAGGTGACCGTCTCGTTCCGATGGTTGATCCTGATAACGAGCTGTACATGTACGCTACGTACGATGAGGCTAGAACAGCCGCAAAGCATACATTGTACGGAGACAAGTTTGGTTACGAAGTATTTGCTGAAGGGGACGGTAGATACTAGCCAATGAACGACTGGTCCTGCACACCCATGGAAGGCGAGTGGTTCCGGTTCAACGTTGGATCCAAGAGCCGTCCTGGTAAGACCCATGTGGTGGACCTGGAAGGCGACAAATGCCTCGGCCACTGTACCTGCGAACGGTGGCGGTTTGTGGTCGATGTAGAGCGCAGGAGCGGGAAGACACCAACCGGTGAATGCCGGCACATCACGATAGCAAAGCAGGCCTGGGCAGACCTTATGCTCCCAATCTTTTCCAAGCAACTCAGCAAGAAACCATCACGATGAAATCCATCCATCTCCGCTACCTCGAATACCACGACCGCATCCTCCGCTGGCAACGCGCCATGGGGCAGGATGTCAACTCACCCGGCCAGTCCGACCGGCAATGGGGCTACTGCCAGAGCGAGTGGGTGGAGCTGCTGGATGCCATGCGAACTGGAAACCTTGTCGAGTACATCGACGGTATTGGTGATGTCCTTTTCACGGCACTGGGTATGCCGTCCAATGAAGTGATCCGTATGTTGGACGACAGGAACACTGGCATTCTGCTTGTGGTTGAGACGCTCTGCCTGGTTGAGAACTGGGACCAGTTCGAGATTCTGGAGGCTGTGTGCCAGTCGAACGAGACCAAGTTCTGGGAGACTGTGGACGGGGTTGACTTGGCCACCAACACCGTCCACTCTGCCGACAACGGGAAGTTCGTAGTGCGAAGGAAGTCGGACAATAAGGTGACCAAGCCTCCAACCTTCAAGCTGCCGGACTTCTCAGCCATAATCCATGGTCCAACGCTCGTACGCTGACAAGCCACGCAGGCAGGACAACCGTCCAAAGCAGCGCAATCGGATACCGGCAATGAGCAAGGTCCGGTATGCCAGGATGCAGGAGTACAGGAAGAAGCGTGAAGCATTCCTGAAGAAGAATCCGCAGTGTGCTAGGTGTGGAAAGAAGTCAACTGAAGTCCACCACTACAAGGGCAGAATAGGCAGGCTTCTATGTATGGAGGAGCACTGGTTTGCACTGGATCGTCAGTGTCATAATTGGATAGGCGAAAACCCTGCCCAGGCCCGTGAGGAAGGGTTCCTGTGCCAGATTGGCCAGTGGAACACGGTATGAAGGTGACCCAGAAGTGGTATGAAGAGTACCTCGAAAGACGTTCAGGAGAGGCTGCCAAGAAACAGCCTTCAAGTAGGGGAGTCTGTAACCCTGAAGATCAGATACATAGTACCAAGCCTGAACGCCCTGTTCGGGATGAACCACTGGGGAAGGGCCAGGGCAAGAAAGATGGCTATAAACGCTTTCTTGTCAGCGTTGTCGCAAGGCGAAGCAAACTTATTGATCCGGACAATATCTGCTCAAAGCACATTATTGATTGCGCGAGACGTAGCGGACTCATTGAGGATGACACTCCAGAGTGCATTGAGTTCGGAGTGCGCCAGGAAAAAGTCAACAAAGGCGAAGAGGAAACGGTCATCACGGTCACACGGATCCAGTGATGACGACTAGCCCGGAGTCACGTTCAGTTCCGTCTTACCGTTGGCTTGACTCACTGCTCGCTCCAGCCCGTCGTCTCCCCGAGAGACCGCTTCCAGCACGTCTTGCGTTTGTCCCTGGCGGCTAACGGTATCCAGCACCAGCAGCCTATCTTCAGCTCCAGGTTCCCTGATGAATCCAGCAGGACTTCCCCCGGCTTCCCGCATGTACGGGTGGACCTTGCGTAGAACGGGCAGCTTTGACAGGTTCTTACCCTGCGCCACCACAAGCCGCCCACCTCGGTCGTCGCACAGTTCCCCGGCTGACTGAGTGACAGGATCGACTTCAACAGCATCCACCATGACCGGGCGAACTCGCTTGTTGGCAATGTACGGAACGAGACAACCAAGATTCTTGTCCACAGCACCGCCAAGCATGGCAGCCGGGAGAACCGTCTGGCGTACAAACGACGTGAAGACATCCACGATCTGCGGGAATTGGCGGGCGATGACGGCGCCCCATTGCTTTGCATAGTCGCTCCTCTTGAGTGTGGCGTGGCGGTCGGTTTCAAACTCCTTGGCCCATTCAACGAAAGCCTTGGACTCCTCAACCTCCAATGTCCAACGGAACTTGTACTGGCCGGAGTCCTTGTCGCCATGGTCCAGTGCATTGAGGACGGTGTTCCGAAGGTGAGCCGGCAGTTCGGTCTGCATCACCGCCTCATGCTTCCCGGCCCTGTCATTTGTGGATGCAGGCAACTGCTCGATGGCATTCGGGAACCTAGACAGGACGATCTGCTTCCAGTTCTTGCGGTACGGAAAGGCGTGGAGCTTTGCCCAGCCCAAGTCGATGGGCTTCATGTCGGCCACAAGGCGACGAGGCATCTCCTGGGTGATGGCCAGCCAGACCAACCGGAATGTCTTCAGGTCGGCTACCTGTGAACGCTTCCAAGCCGCCTTGACGAACGGGTCATCCTCCGCCCCGCTGTGGAGCGGCCCTTCCTCATCACCATTCGGCTTGGCCAACACCTCCATGGACTCAGGCTTCTTAGGGTCCATCTTGGCATGGCGGTTCCACCAGGTTGGGTTGGTGCCGTACACCGGCCGCCCCATTGACTTCCACAGGTCATCCGGGATGAAGAACACGTACCCGTCCGCGCTCATGGACGCCTTCTGGAGCTGTCCTATGATCTCCTCCCTGGCCGCACGGGGTATCCTGATCGACAGCGGGATGGTGACCAGCCACACAGGTTGACCGTCCACAGTGCCTTGAGTGGCCCAGAACGATTGGGTCCACTTCTCGCGTTCCCAAATCCAGAGGTGCTTGTCGCCGGTTTGTGTGAATTTCATACCATCATGGTGGATGCCACCCTCTTCCCTGTTGAAACCTTTGACCGGTTGGACCGGTTTAATTCGTTCGGGACGGCACAGGATAGCATGTAGGTGAGCGCGTCGAACGAGTGCTTGTGGGGAGACTTTGGGTCCACCGACTGGTTGCCCTTCCCAGGCGGCAGCAATTCAAGCATGTCCTTGAGGTGGGTGCAATGGGATGGGACAAAGATCCGTTCCTCGAACAGCAACCGGTGGAGCAGGTTCTTCCTGTCCGCCACAGACCCTCCACCCTTCGTCACCGGCCTCAATGAAATCTTCCTGTCTGAATGCTTGTAGACCAACTGCGCTTCCGTCCCACCGATGGTCATGGACTGGCTCATGGAAGACGAGTCGGACCAGTGACACCACAGGACTGATTCCCGGCCGTACATGGACTTCAGCCTCCGTTCCCAGAAGTCTTCCAATTCAAGGACTGCATCGGTAAAGTCGGAGATGGATCGGTTGGTCTCGTTCAACCAGATGATCTCGTCCAGGACATCGAACGCGAACAACCCGTTCACAATACGAGGGGCGGCCATCACGAACGCGGATGACCGGTCACCAAGATCCCATCCGCAATGGATGGTGTGGGCGTCCTTCGCCGGGCAGAGCAGTTCCCAATCCTCTTCCGGTTCATCCTGATGCTTCTGTGTGTGGATGATGTGGATTGGTTCGTGGTAGACATCCTCGAACACGCTGCCCTCGTTACGGGCCTCAACCCATTCAGAGAAGTAGTACCGGGCCAACAGGTTGGGTGAGTCCTTGTAGAGGGCGTACAGCTCGTCCTTCTCCTCCTGGGAGATGAACGGGTTGTCGTCTATCTTGAATTGGATCTGTTTGTGGTGCTTGGTCGGGTTCTTGAAGAACTCGTCGTGAAGCCAGTGGGACGTGCCTTCCTTTGGAGGATTGGTGTCCAGGATGAACTGCTGCTGTCCAAACTTCAGCAGACGCATAGTCTGGGTCAACGTCTTGAAGACCATAGGGTCTTTGAAGTTGTCCGCCTCGACCATCTGGATCATCGAGCACTTGAACCCCTTGAACTTGGTCTCAACCTCTTCGTCAAACTCCAGGGAGTGAAGCTGGCATTCGCTGACCCCGCCATGGGCGTTCCTGATCCGGAAGAAGCTGACCTTGGTGGTGTTAGTGATCGTCGGTTCCTTGACGATCTCCATGGAGGTGTTGTTGGCCCAGACGTACAACCGTCCATCTGTAGGCCGGATCAGGTCGCCCCAGACACCCTGTTCACCAGCGCGGAGAGTACGGGCGATGATGGCCACGATGGCCCCATTGTTCTCCCACATGTGCCGGATCACCTTGTCACACAGGGCGATGGTCTTTCCGGTTCGGCGTGCCCCGTGGACCAGGAGGAAACGGTGGTAGTCGTTGTAGACTTCCACACCTTTCTGACTCATGGGCGGGAGCCAGTATGGCTGACTCATTCTTCTTGCCAGCCTACAGAGCAAATGGTCTATTGACAAGCCGTATGACCGATCTTGGCACGAAGTACGATCATGGCGCCATGTCCGCCCCGATCAAGGAGTCCAAAAAGATGGACTACCCCAAGCTGTGCATCCGGGACAAGTCCCTGGAGGCTGCATTTGGGAAGGATCTTCCGGATGTGGGTGAGGAGATCGAGGCCACCGTCAAGCTGGTTGTGACCGGCATCCGCAACGACCAGTACGGCAAGTCCGTCGATTTCGATGTGGTATCCGGCGACTTCTCGGAACCGGCCGAGGATGAAGGCGTGAAGGATGCAGGCGAGGAGATGCCGATGGACGAGGAGGATTGATGGCAGGTGGTCCGAGAAAGAGGAAGACGGCCATCCTCCCGAATGCAGATGGGACGTTCTCAATAGCCATCGCGTTCAGCAGGTACAGGTTTGTGAAGCATCCAAGGAAGGCAAAGTGGTCGCTTGTGGTACTGAATGAGGAGATGGAGTTTGAATATGAGCCCATCCCAGGAGTACGGTTTCGGCCGCGATTGATAGTGCGGATCGAGGGCAGGCCAAAGAACTCGAAGAATCTACAGAAGCAGTTGGTGCTGCACCAGATACGCAAAAAGAACAAACCGATATGGTAGACATCAAGGCACTGGAGACTGCTGGGTATTCGGATGAGAAGCTGAAGGCGATCTTCACCCAGCCTCACACCAAGCTGAAGTCGTCCCATCCGAAGGCGGCTGACCTCATCGACCTTCACCAGTCTCGGATGGATGACGGCATCTCCAGGTCTCTGGACATGGCCAGGACGTACTGGGCCATCGACCGTGCGTACGACATCTCGTCCGAACAGGTCACCTTCTCGATTGCCCGTGGACTCATCAGCCAGAATGCTTCCGGACCTGAAGTATTAAACCTGGCCAAGCAGGCAAAGTTGGACCGGCTTCTGATGAAGAGGACCAATGCGACTGGCCAGTTCCTCAACTGGCAAAACCAGCCGTGCGATGCAAAATCGGCGGCTGAGGATGTCCACCTTCCAACCTTCTTCCAAATCTACATCCCTTTGGTGGCCAGCTACATGAAGGCCCGCTGGGCGAAGCTTTTCAACGACCGGAATGTCTCCCCGCTCTACAAGCTTGAACCGTCCATCCTGAGTCTTCGCAGGAAGCTGCTGACCCGGATCATCACTTCCAGGATCAGCAGGATGAGCGCGGACCTTGGCTATGCGGCCATGGAGCGCCAGTCCATCCATGCTGCCCTACTCTACGGCATCTGCATCAACTTCGCTGAGCAGGACTGGTTGTCTGAGAAGCATAAGATCGGCGAGAAGGAAGTGACTGTGAAGTCGGGTGTCCCGTTTGTGGCGCCCCATCCAAGCCGGATCTTCTACGACCTGGCCAAGCCACTCTCCACGCTGAACACCGACTCCGGGGTCAGCTATGTGGGCTACTGGACCCTCCATCGGTTCAGCGACATCTTCCACAACACCGAGTTCTGGAACCGTGACGGGGTGAATGTAAACTCCAATGGCAAGCAGCCTTGGCGCGAGTCATCCATCTTCCGACTGTACCAGGAGTTGTACCCGTGTGCGGCCAAGTTCCCCCAGTTCCAACCAGGGAGCGACAACGACCGTGAAGACAAGGCGTTCCGGTACACCTACTCGGAACATTCGGATTCAGCAGTGGACGTGACGGTGATGTTCCACAAGCTGGTCCCGAAGGACTGGGGCCTGTACGACTACGACAAGCCCGTCTGGCACCGGTTTGTCTATGCCGGCAACACGGTGATCCATGTGAAGCCGTGGTCGTATTGCCCGGCTATCGTGTACCAGTACGATGCGGATGGAAACCGCGCCAACCCGTCCGGCATTGGACAGGAACTCCTGCCGTTTCAGGACCACCTTGGGAACCTCCTGTCCCAGTACCTGCTTTCGGTAAAGAAGAACCTCATCCGGATAGTGATGACGGACCTTGATGTCATCTCCCCGGATGACGTGAATAAGATTTCAAACGAGTCCGAGAACGCCCTTCGCGGCATTGCCTTCATCCCTGTTGACAACCGGGAACTCCGGAACATGGGTGTGGACGATGCCCGCCTTGGTCTCCGTGCGCTCCAGTTCCCGCCCCAGAACACCCAGGAAGTCCTGTCTGCCATCACGGCCCTATTGACCATGGTGGAACGGGCGCTTGGGTTCTCCCCGCAGGAGATCGGCGCATCCGCCTCCCACCAGCAGTCCGCCACCGAAGTCGTCACCATCTCACAGAACACCTCACAGCGTCTCCAGTTGACTGGCTCGTTCATTGATGAGGCCATGAATGCAAGGGCCAAGCTGCTCTACGAGGCCATGCTTTCCCACGACGACGACGAGGTTCTCGCGGACGTGGCCGAGATGACGCCGGAAGGGGAAAAGATCCTTACGGAGGCCGGCTTCAAGATTGAGAAGGACGGCTCACACACCGCTGGAGTGACCGGCCCGAAGTCTGCACTGCTCCTTGAGGGGATAGGCCTGTTCAAGGATACGTCCAACCGGGTCAACGAGCCTGCCGTGGCCCAGTTGATGACTGCGTTCCTGGACCGCATCCTTTCCAATCCGGCCATCGTCCAGCTTGTTGGTCCGAAGTTCCTGTTCGAGCGCCTCAATGAGATCGCCGAGTTCTTCCAGTTGCCTGTGGACTTCCGGTTGCCGGCCGATTTCAAGCCCATAAACGGCGAGCCCACTCCTGAACAGCAGGCCCAGATGAAGGCCCAGCAGGAAGGCCAGCAGCAGCAGGCTCTACAGGCCATGCAGCAGATCGCGGCCGAGGTGAGCCAGCAGGTGGTTGGCCAGGCCGTGGCTGGACTGTCCGAACAGGTGAAGACCGGGTTGGCCGACCCCCTGGCACAGAAGCAGCAGCAGATCGAGCAGGCCCTGATGGCTTTCATGCAGCAAGCCCAAGCTGATTCTGCCCAGACCAAGGAGGCCATCGGACAGGTCGTCCAGCGTGGCCAGCAGGTTGAGCAAGCTGTGACTGCGGTAGCTGGACAGACGGCCCAGAACAAGAGCCTGATCGACCAGTTGTCCCAAATCATGGATGGCATGGACAAGATGCAGGCAGCAGCGGCCGGAGCGACTGTCCAACCCATGGCATGATTGTACCAGAGAAACAGCCCATCCTTGGAGGGGGCCACAAGGAGCTGATGGTTTGGATTGGAACCGGTAACGGTCTGACTATCCAGAAGATCATGGCCCATCATATTGCCTACCACCAGGCCCTAGCCATTGCAGCCCAGTCAAAGGTCACTGGACCTGCATCTGACTCGCTTTGCTTGGAAGCGAAAAGAAACTTGGGTATTGCTACAAAGTTTGCAAATGCACTTGAAGTAATGAAGGATCTGACCAGCAAAGAAGAACTGTACGCACTGACGAATCTCCCCACTGAATATGCCTGATCCACTGAAGCAGATCGCCCAGCAAGGCGAGCAGACTCCCGCAGCCGAGGAACCCGCAAAGCGACAGACCGCAGAGGAGGCCACTGGCAAAACTGTGGCTGCCGCCCGCGACTTCTTCGCCAAGGTCAACAAGCTGGATGGTGCGCCTGAAGCGAAGGCTGAAGACAAGCCGAAGGAGGAATCGGCGCCAGTGGCTGAGAAGCCGGCTGAGAAGCCCGCCACTGAACCCGAGACGCCAAGCTCTCCCATCTTCGGAAAGAAGAAGTCCAAGAAGGCGGAGGCCCGCGAGATTGCCGATGCGGTGGCCGAGGGTAACCAGAAGCTCATCGAAGCCATCCAGGCAAAGAATGAGCCCGTGAAGCCCGTTGAACAGAAGGCTGCCACACCTCCGCCCGAAGATGATTCCGATGATCTGGCTTCACAGATCCGGAAGCTGGAGGAGATCAACCCCTCCTACAAGGGTGTCACTGCCAAGTTCGAGGAGTTTAAGAAAAAGGAGGCGGACTACGAGGCCAAGTGGTTGGCCGCCAATCCGGACGAGGACTTCGACCCGGACTCAGACGAGCACGCCAAGTTCTACGAGCGGAACGAGCCTGTCATCAAGCCGTCCGACCTGAAGAAGGCTGAGAAAGAACTCCTTCGTGAGGAGGCCCGCAAGGAGGCCCAGGCCGCCGTCGAGAAGCAGCTTGCCCCCATCCAGCAGAAGCAGCGCAACGATGAGGTCCAGAAGCGGGTGGGCGAGAAGCTCCAGAAGACATTCGCTGAAGTCGCAAAGGAGGCTGTGGCTGCCGTGCTGCCCGACTTCAAGGGTGACGACATCTCCAAGGTGGCCGAGTCCGACCCGTTGGCCGCCCAGGTTCTTTCCGCATCTGCCAACCGTTGGCTGCCCATCATCCAGTCTGCCTCGTTGGTCTACAACGGCGCCACCGTGGATGAGAACGATCCTGCTGTGCAGGGCGTGAACCACATGATCGGGGTACTGGAGGAGCAGGTGCTTGGACTTCCAGTGGCCGACCGGACGAACAAGGGCAAGAAGTTCGCCACCCTGGGCGAGTATGCCGCCATGAGCCGGGCGGAGCAGGCGCGTCACTGGTACATTGGTGAGGATGAGATCGTCGAGTATTCCAGGCACAGGATGGCTTCTGAGGCTAAATCCATGTATCAGCAGGAGCAGGAACGCATAGACAATATCATCGCTGCCCGTGGAGGAGTCCAGAAATCGGGACATTCACAGCAGAAGAATGAGTATGCAAAGCCCAATACACAGGCGGCTTTTAAGCCTGCTCCTGCTGTTGGTGGATCATCCACTCCTCCCCCTGCCCCTGGACTTGAGAAGGACAAGAACCTCACTCCGCGTGTGAAGGTTGCTAAGGCGATGGGCTGGTAGTAAAAGATTGGGCCGAAAGGTTCCAATCCATGCCTACTGACTATTTCAGCAAGTGCGCCCCACTTCTCCGCGAGGACTTTGATTCCTGTGCAGGACTGACGCTGTGCAACGTCGCTCCTGTCACCGACACGCAACTCGACGGAATCTTCCAGGATTCGTCCGGCCGCTTCCGTGGCATGGCTCACCTGATCGAGGCCGACATGATGGGCTCCGCCTGTCAGGTCCGCGAGAACCCGCTGTACAAGTGGATCATCGCCAACGCTGAGTCCTACCAGGCCAGTGTCAACACGTCCAAGCGGCGTGGCTCCGGCATCACCGAGGTTGAGCCATTCCTTCGCGTCCGGCGCAAGGGAATCTTCAACAACCTGTTCTGGACCGTGGCGTCCGGCACGAACGGCTCCGTCAGTGTCAACGGCACCATCGCGGATGCGTTCTTCAACCTGTCCAGCCAGACCAGCGTCCCGAACGACGTGACCTGGTTTGCGGTGGGTGATGAAATCTCCATCTTCGGCAAGAGCGCCTCTGGCAATGCGACCCGCACCAACTGGCGTGTCGTGTACTCCGCCATCGTCGGCGATTACGTCCGGGTCTATGTGAAGTCCCGCAACGCTGGATCTGCCCTGGCGTCCGGCAAGCTGGAGTTCCCGACCACTGGTGTTGCCATCTCGCTGGCGAACAACAGCTCTCCCTACGAGAGTCGCTGCAACAACATCCCCCGGGTCAACCTCAAGTCCGACTACCTCATCTGGATCCAGAACACCCGGTGGTCTATCTGCAACGACGAGCACACCCAGAAGTTCCGCAAGTACCTGTTCGACAACAACCCTCTGTACCGCGAATACTACGCTGTGGAGGAGGGTGAGTACAACAAGTCGGTCCTGGAGGACTTCCAGAACAAGGTTGCCCACACCTTCCTGTTCGGCAAGGGAGACGCGAACCAGACCGAGACGCTGTGGAATAACCTGGAGCAGATCACCTCGTTCAGCGATCAGGTGTTCGGCGAGTACATCTACCTGCCCGGAATCGAGGGCCGTTGCGTTGAGCGCCGGGCCTACGTCAAGGGCGTGTACGAGCAGCTCGCCGAGTGCGGCCGTGTGATCGACCTCCAGGGTGACGTGCTGAACTTCCCCGAGCTTCAGACCTACCTGTACGACATGGTTCGTATCAGGTCTGACAACGGTTTCGAGAGCAAGGTCATCGAGATCGTCACGGACAGCGCCTACAAGCAGCTCCTCCTGCGTGGCCTGTACCAGTACCTCCGAACCCAGTTCGGTGGCGATCTGCGCGTCAACGTTGACATGTCCACTTTCACCAAGACGGGCACCACCCCGCTTGGGTTCATGTTCACCGAGGTCGATCTGGATTACCCTGCCGTCAAGCTCCGCATCGTCAGCCACTTCGCCTTCGACGATCTGGTCAACGCCCATGCGCGTGTCAATTCTAACCTCACCACGGCGGGCCGCATGATCTGGATGCTCGCCTGGGACACCGTGACCATGGGTGTCATCGAGTCCCGGTTCAAGGACCTGTCCAGCGGCAACGTCGAGGATCTGGCGAAGATCAACTCGGATGCGTTCTGCCGGATGGATAACCCTGTCCGCAACATCCGCCACTACCTGCTCAAGTGGACGGTGGACGTGAAGTGCCCGCAGGCTTCACTGGTGATCGAGAACGTCGCGTTCCAGGTGCCCGAGGTGGAGAACAAGTACGGTTCCTACACTGACATCAAGGGTAACGATCCTTCCAACGACTGAGCCCTGGTGGGCTGACCAACTGGGGCTTCCCTTCCGACTGGGATGGGGAGCCCCTTTTTTCTGATTCAGATTCAATCCTGAACACTCGTCCAATCTCATGCCTACTTCTCCTGACGGTTTTGCTTCAAGCACGTCGAACCCGACAGCAACAAGAGCCAATCTTCCTGTTGTTCCTCCTTCAAATCCGTTGATTAATGGTCTGTCTATCAGTCCTGGAGGAGCAAGGTCTTCTGCTATTGCAGCCCCTTCATCCCCGAGGCGGATCAAGGCATGGATTCAGAACCTTTCAAACGCCAATCCGCTTTTTGTAAAGCTTGGACCTGGATGCACAGTGACTGATTATCACCGTGTGCTGAAAGTTGGAACTGGAGCCGCTGATGGAAGTGGTGGAGATTGGACGATTGATGGGTATTCTGGAGAAATCTCAGTGGCCAGTGCTGGGTCAATCTCCTACTGCTACGTCTCGATCATGCGCGGAAACCAGTGAACTCAAATGTCCACTACCGACGATCTCCGGGCAGAAATAAACCTGATCCGTGAAAAGCAGGACAGAATCCTGGCTGAAGCGGTACGCACAAACACGCTTCTTGACCAGTTGGTTCTTCCGCAGATGAAGGAGATGCGTACCACAGTCAACCTGCATGAGAGCATTCGTCACAGGGCAATCGGTTGGATGATTGGAATTTCATTGAGCGGAGGGGCTCTTGGTGGAAAATTGGCGGCGTCGCTTGGTTTGATTGGCGGCAACAACAAAATCTGACCATGCCAGGAGGACCATTCACTCAGAATGACCAATGGGGTAAAACTCAGGTGGACAAAATATCATGCCAGCATACCATGGCTTGCATCAAGCTTAACCGTGAACTGGTAGCACAGATCGTCGCAGAAGAGGGCCAGTTACCATCACTGTCTGGCACAAGGCGATACCGTGTAATTGTGGATGACAGTGACTCAACCATGCCATCTTTGATCCTAGTCCAAATACCATGATCCGTTTCCTATCCATCTTGCTGCTTTCTGCCCTGGCTGTAATTGGCCAGGGAACTCGTACGGTGATGATCTACACGAACACTGGGATCTTGAATCCTGGTGGCCGTCTACCTTCAGGGGTGTACCCAAACATCACCCAGTACGCTACGGACGAGCAGGACATCACTTCTCGCAACCCATCCCAGGGTAGATTCCTAATTTCGCTCACTCAGCCTGTCAGCGGGTTCTGGGTTTGGGATGACACGTCCACTTCCTCAACTGGTGATGGAGTAATCGACATCAACGGCTATCCGGTTGGACGTTGGATCAGACAGTTTGGAGGAACTACAGCCCCAACCCTTGCTGGAGGGAAATTTCTTGTAACTAGTTCCTCAAAGAATGCAGTCGAATCAACTGCGCCGTCTTCATCTTTTGAATTTGCAGCAAGGAACACACTGTTCCCGCTTCCTTCAGGTGTCACAAACTACTGGAGTATTGGCGACTCGCAAACCGCTAGCGAGTTTGTAAACACGCAGGTTTGGACTGATGGGTCGAAGCTCATGTTTCCTGCTCTTCGTTACCCGAACATTGTGGCTGCAACGTGGGGCCTAAACCTCACAAACCTTGGGGTTTCCGGAACAAGGTTGCTGTTCCAGTCATCTACGACGGCAGGCCGTCAGTATTCAATGGAGATGTTGCAGTCGTACTCTCCTTCGTGGAAGGGTTTAATCTCGATTGCTCACGGCTACAACGACAGCACTACTGAACCATACGGTAATCCGCAAACAACTTTCACCACGTTTCAGAGGGCTGCATCTGGAACAATCGCTAGGGCTCTTTACACGTCATACACAGCTCCTAC